GTTTCCCAGTCACGATCGCAAGGGGAGAGCGAGCGCTAGCGAGCGGTGAGGGGACCCCGCTAGGGGTCCCCGTGCTCACCTGGACGTCAGTCCAGGAGAGCGAGGAGCAGCGAAGCTGCGATGACGAAGCATGCGGTCAGCATGATGAGTCTCCTTCTCAGGGAATGAGCGAAGCGAGTTCAATGAGAAACCATCCGAAACCTCCGAAGGAGGCGAGGATGAAGAGAAATCGAGACATCGAAGGTCCTCCTTCGAGGTTGAGATTAGTCGAGCGGTAGCGAGACGTTCTCGCACCACGGAACGTGGTGACAAGCGCACGACAGTGCGCTACCCTCCTCTCGTAGAGAGGGGGGTATAAACAATAGACTCCTCACAGAGTGAGGAGACTACTTAAGGGTCCCTAATACACACTTTGGCAGATCTGAAAGTGTTAGGGGACGATCTCATATATTACCTGGCTCACTTAGAGTAGAGAGGGGAAGATAGTCCTTGACAGACTATGAGTGATCCCGTATAGTTAGAGTCTAGGAGGAAAGTATGGGATCTGTGGAGAAAGCTATGAGGGACCTGGACCATCTGAACTTGATTAGCTCTGAGGAGCTTACTCAGAACCGAAGGGTGTTTACCAATCTCCTTGGTACTGCTCTCAGTGACCAGGGGAGACAGGTGTACCAAGACGCTATCATTGCTATTGATGAAGAGCTACTGAAAAGGGATATGTAAATATGTACGAACTACATACTGACAGAGCAGGACGGTCGATCCTGTACTTTAACAAGTTCGCTATCTGGGAGGGCTACGTCTCTTCCCTGGATTTAGAGGGACTGTTCCAAGCGATCCGTCTTAATGTGAGCATTACTAAAGATGATCCTGATGAGGATGTTCCTTTCTAGGACGGTTGAGAATTTTCGCATTGCGCCCCCAGATTTTTGGTACGTGAGGGTGTTTTTTGCGCCCCCAGTTTTATAGGGGTTTTGTTGACATTACGTAGGGATCATCGTATTATTGGGTGGACATGCCTCAATGTTGTTGGCAGTTCGCTAGCGTATTAGAAGGTGATGTACCAATTAAAGCCATTTAGATGGCAGTTTGTGAGGACTTGAGAATTATGGACAATCCGACAGGATCTATTAGTATTGAGCAGGAACCTGTGGCAGAGCAGGAGGAAGTGGCGGTTCCCCTAATTGGCGGAGAGATGGCCGAGCAGGACATCAAGGCTAACTTCAACGCGCTTCTGTACTTGATGACAGAGCAAATGGCAGTTCAGCTGAAGATGATGGACCTTATGATCCGCAAGGAGATGGTCACGCCAGAGGAAATGAACGACGAGGTGCTGTACGTCACGGGAGATCAGGAAGGTCTCACCGAGATTTACAATGAGATGTTCACCCGCTTCGTTGGATACTTCGCAGCACTGAAGAAGCTGCACGAGGATGGACGGATTTTCGAAGCAGAGGTGCAAACCCCTGTTTCTGAAGAGGTTTAATATGCGGACGTATTACCTGCGTAGTATGACTGGAGCTTGCCAGAAGGTCACCATGACCCCGCAAGCTACCGGCATTAAAGAGAAATTTGCAGTCTGGGTGTTCAGGAAGCTGGCACCGCGTTTCACCTACATCCTACGAGGGGATGTTCTAGATATCGTAGAGCGCGCAGCGCTTGAGGAAGAGTGGGAAGAAGTTTTGGCAGCCCGCCCCGAAAATCGTGTCGAGGACATCTACCGAGTCCAGGTTGAGATGGACGAAGAGACTGGAGGCATCAGTGGACTTTAATAAGCTTATGACAGAGGAGCTGAGTAAAGCTCGGGAGAAGAATATGTTCGTGGCTAAGCCCGAACAATTCCCCGGGCCGTACCACGCCGAGATTAGTATCGACGAAGAGACTGACTTGAACGAGGAATTTGGACCTCAGCAAGTACAGTCTCTTTTAGGTTTAGTGGTTGATTCTCCCCTATCGAAGGCTTTGTCCGATGCTGAAGATGATGCAGATGCGGTGCGACACCTGAACCGCTTAAAATATAGGGGTGGTTGAAAAATAACCTAGAGTTATAGAGCTTCAGAGGGGAAGATGGGATTCGAGAGACCATCTACGACTGAAGTCCAGAAGAAAGATCTTCGACGTGTCTATGGCCTGAGCGAAAGACTGTCCAACTATGTGGACGATCCTTACCTCGACGAGTTACAGGAACTGGTACGCAAGATGCTCCGGATGGACGACAAACGACACGAGCCCATGGATTAGTAGGGGCTGTCTCCCTTAAAAACCTAAGGATTGGTTTTTGAAGCCTGTGTTGTATCTGGAGGGGGAAAATGACTACAGTACGGCCTTCGGGGCTATCAGGGCTCTTCCCTGCATCCTCAGGGTCGTACATGGAAGCCAATGCGGGATATTTAGGGGTCACTGAGGCCAACTACCGCTCGGTTTCTCTCTGGGTCAAAGTACCAGTCGCTTCTGGTATCCCCGAGCAGTCTACCACAGGTGCTCTGGTCTACTGGGGATCAGACAGTGTCTCTGGGGGAACCCACGGACGCGCCTGGAGCATCGAGCTTAAAAACGGGAAGCCCCGATTGTGGATTCGCGGGGCGCATATGACGGCCGACGCTGTCGCTGATCCAAGGTCCGTTGTAGACGACGGAGAGTGGCATTTAATCACCTGGCAGTTCCAGGAAGGTACCAACATCGAGGACGTTGAATTATTCATCGACGACTTCGGTCCAGTGGACACTGTAGTGTTCGGAGTTGGTACTGGGATCTTTACAACCAACGCCGCGGCACCATATACCCTCGGCGCAAGAAATTTGGGGGCCGCACCTCACTACTTCATTGAAAGAGATTACCAGCTAGACCACGTAGCGGTTTGGCGAGGAAAATTAGAAAGTGCGGACGTAGCTTTCCTCTGGAACAGGGGATACGACGGTGGAACTGGTCTAGCGACCACTGGTACGGACGGACAACCGGATCAGGGATTTTCACCGGCCGCTCTGAGCGGTACAATTGAGTTAGAGTCCTGGCACACGTTTAATGTCCCCTACGAATGGACGGATGAGATCTTTGATTCCACCGCCGAGGTTGGAAAGTCCATGGACGTAATTAACGGAGCCACCTGGGTTCACGACACCCCAGCATCAGGTATTTTCGGATGACAGTAACCAACGACAAAGCTTTGGCGATTAACGGGGTCGATGAGCAGCTAGAAACTATTATCACAGACCTGTGGGGGATTGAGAACGTCTATACGTTCTCCTTCTGGATTAAACCCTCCCAGTTCTTCCCAGAGCCTCTCTCAGGAGACCACCGGTGCCTCGCACATTTACGAGGCACCACTAGACGCGGTGAGATCTTGGTTTGGGGCGCAAGAATTGAAGGTGCCAAATACGAAGAGGAGATTTACGTAGAACTCTACGACTCCTTAGGCCAAAGGGCACGCATCTTCCGCTTTAACACAGTGCAGAAGAGAAATGAGTGGAGACACTTCAGCTTCACTTGGGACGGGACCTCGTTGATAGGATATGATCAGGGGTCTCCCGTCCAAGATGTAGCGGTCGTTTTCAGCGGCGGCGATAATGTTCTGACCTCACCCGCAGAGGGACGCAGATTCCGCGTAGGAAGCCTCATAGAGGACACAGGACCCTTGCTCGCTGGGTGGTCAGGCACTATCGGACATACCGCCGTATGGAACACCCCTCTCGCACCAGAGGAGCTTGGTGTAGTTGTTTCTGGAGGATTCGGATTGAATCTCCAGGCGAATTCCGGAGCTTACGTCAGCAGCGCAAACCTTGCGCATTGGTACAAGCCTGGAGATAATTTCCCTGATGTTGGTCAGGATTACGCTGGAGCCATTTCACTAACCAGCGGTACCAACGCAACAGCTACGGGTATTAACAACGTAATTACAGACTTCCCGTCTTAATGCGACAATGATTCCCGCAGCACAAACCCAATCAGGAGGATGACAAATGGCAAAAGCGGCAGCGGACAGTATTTGTTGGGACTCCTACTACCTAGAGCTTTATGACAACAAGCAGGAAGAGAAGGAGCGTCATCAGCTTCTCCTAGAAGCAGGTTCAAAGGCACGGGCAGCTATCGAGGAATTTCTAAATGGAGCGGAAGAGGACTAGTTACTACGACGAGTTTATTAAGGAGACTCGGAAGATTATTCGCGAACAAGATCAATCTGTGAGTACAGGGGAAATTGTACGCGAAATAGAAAGCCACATTGGTGGCCAAGAGGAAAAGGAAAGAAGAGAAATGAGCGATCTAGATTTTGTAGACGAGTATGCTATCGAAGAGATGGACACTCTCGATAAGATCCCCATGGAAGATAAGATCATCATGGCGCGTGAGGAAGAGTACCCCTCAGCCAGAGAACTTACCCCCGGCGAGATCTCGCGTATTGTGAACAACGCTTTGCGAGATCTCCCGGAATCTCTGGTCGAAGAGAGTGGCTCTGAAATTAGCGACGCGATGTTTGACGTAGCCTATGCGGTTATGAATGAACTGACGGAGTAGATATGACTTGGGCAGATAAGGACAGAGTAGTGATTCCCCTACTCCCTATCGACGAAGAGGCCGAGCAGCTGGTAGACGAGCTTTTTACCAAAGAGCGACAAGCTCGGGAGCCTGTGACACGACGGGAGCTGAAGCGCGCTTATGACGCCTCAATCCTAGACGAAGTGTACGCTCCGAAAAAGTGACGAGAAGTACCAAAATTATCGCGCGGTAAGAAAACAATAGTGGGGAGTCCCCAGATGCTTTTAGAGAGGGAGGAATACCCTATCTGCATCTGTACTCGCTTTCCCAATACAAAGGGATGGCATAATGCAAAGAGAGGATATAGACGAGCACGTAACGGAAGCTGTATCTTGTCCTGTATTAGCAAGGAGACTATCTAAGGTAGTGTCCGAGATTGAGGATACGGTCCCAGGGGACAAGACTAGGGAAATGATGTATGACCTAGTGGATATAGTTTTACAGATGGGACAACGTGTGAGAGCTTTAGAGACGCGGGTGGCGTATGCGAATGTCCAGGAAGCTTTGAGTGTGAAGGACGCGCATCAGCCAAAGCGCAAGATTGATTATGGGAAGGATTTTCCTAGTGAGGAGGATCACGCAGAGCACCGTAACTAATCTGATATTGACAAAGAGCAGGAATAGTGTTAAAGGGGAAATGGGAACAAAGACCCTCGAAAAAAATTTTTCTAAACCACAGGCAGCTCGCTCAAGGGAAAGAGCCGCGGGTTGACATACTCCCCTAAAACATATATAATTGGAACAGGAGAAAGTCCTTGAATGAACGGCCCTTATACCGGTATACCATGGATATACTGATAGACGAGGAATGTAGCCTCTGGGGACAATCTCTATGGTACAAGGGCGCAAGCGACGGCAACACCTGGATGTCTCAGGTTTGCCACAAAATGATTGAAGCTTACAAGAGGAGTAATTGATGAATTTTACAGATCTTTATTTCCCCATGGTAGCGGCGTTTGTAACCGCTAGCATCTTTATGGAGTTCTTGCACTTCCTTCTAGGACTGTGGCTAGCGAAGCGACAGGCTAAGCAGCAGGAAGCCTATTACGCTCAAATGGCTGAGAAGCTCGGTGTAAACACCGAGGATTTCATGAAGAGTATGGAGAACAGCATGGCTGGGGGAATGGGCGGAATGCCCATGATGTTCGATATCCCAGGTGACGCAGGTGCTCAGCTTACCGCCAGCGGGACTGAAGATAAGGGCCACGGACAGTACATTTAATGTAATACCCGTCTTACGTATTACGTAACGAAATACGAACGTCAAAAGGCGAGGACACTTATGGCAAAACGGGCGATGCTTAGTTACATGAGGGAAGTGCTAGACGAGCACACAATTCCCCTAGAAGATATGGGCGCAGGTATGATCGAAGCCGTGTGGCTTATTCTTATGATCAACGAAGCGGAACGGGTCTACAATTCGGATGATTCCTAAAGACCAACCGCCAATGTTGGATTATGTAACAAAGATGATGCTCTTAGAGGTAGTACGGGCGATTGTAGAGCAGGACGTTCCTGCTGCTATGTGGATTGAGGAATACCTGACCCAAGTACACCACAGATGGAGAGAACTAGATGGACTCAACAAATGACCCCATCCACAAGCGACTAGGAGACTTCTGCGAGGAGCAGGGATTTACCTTCGTCGGTATCAGCGACGAGAAGGAAGTCTTTCTTTCGTTCTCTGACGGTACGCCCCAGGAGAAGATCCTGGCAGCTAAGGTGGCCGTCAAGGAACAGTTTGGTGAGGAGATCACCACAGTAGCTACTGTCGTGTCAGTTTCCATGGAGGAAGTGACTCAGATGGTAGATGGACTTAACGCAGCGCTAGCTGATCTAGAAAAGGAAGAGGAAAAACCACAATTACTTGACATCGGGAGTTTCTAATGAAAAAAGCCTTACTCGGACTGGCATTAATCATTTCCCTAGCGGCAGCGTTTGCTGCGGGTAACTACAAAGGATATGGTGATGCTTACTCCGCGTGGGAGCTTAAGGTTGAGGAAACTCGCCAGATGCTGACAGAGGGAACCTACCACATGGCCTGGACCAATACCAGAGCTTGTGTATTGGCTCTAGACAGCGAGGTAATGAGGTTCCTGTCCGCACCTACCCCAGCTGGACTTAAAGAGGTTAGAGCGCGACAGGGAGCGTGTCAGCAGCATTGGGATCTTCTCTTCAAGTACTCCCCAGACGATCCTGAGGAGTACAGGAATATTGACGAAGCTAGGTTCATGTTCGACAACTGGCAGATGCAGATTGAGCACATCCTAGAACTCCAAGTGACTATGCTCACGGCCTTAAATGCAGGCCGTGAGGGTCAGGCAGTTCATATCTTTGAAGCACTGCGTGAGGAGCGTGTAGAGTCTGCTAAGTTTAGAGACCACATTGAACGAGAGCTATTTGAGGCCTGGTAATGCCAACTGTACAAGAACACGAGAGTCTGATTAAAGGGATTGACCGTCTCTTGGTTGAGGAAGGTGAAAACGCCGGACAGTGGCGTGCTGTGACCAAGAGCGCAAAAGATTTACTTCTCGCTGGCGGACTACCCAACACCGAGAACCACTGGAACTACATTCTTCACGTAATGAAGACAACCTACCCTGACAGTACCTGGGAGAGGGGCTCCCGGGACGAAGGTTGGGTGGTACGAGTTAGGATACGAACAAAATGACCGAAGAAGTTAACCATCTCACGTTGGGCATGATTAAGCCCCACATCGTTAGAGAGCGTAAGGTTGGCGAAATCATTTCCAGAATTGAGGAAGCGGGATTTGCCATTCTCAATGTTAAGTCCGTACAGCTTCGCAAGGAAGGTGCTGAAACCTTCTACGCTGAGCACAAGGGTAAGGATTTCTACGACAATCTTTGTAACGTAATGTCATCAGGTCCTGTATGGGCAATGGTGCTTTACAAGCATGATGCGGCCAATGAATTTCGTAAGTTCATCGGAGCAACCAATCCGGCGGAGGCAGAAGAGGGTACCATCCGGCACGACTTCGGAGATCACTCCAATCTGACCAACAACGCTATTCACGGGTCAGCCAACGACGCAGACGCTCCCAGAGAGATTATGTTCTTCTTCGCAAGCGACCTAAACAGATCGAGAGTCATAGATGCACTTGATAACCAACAAAGAGTATAGTAAAGCAGATTTTGACAAACGGCTCCGTTTTGAAACGGAGCCCGTTGATTCTGTAACACCAGTTTTACAACAGCTAGCAGTAGACTTGCTCGAGGAGATGTACAATCTCAACGCCATAGGTTTGGCTGCGAATCAGGTGGGACTTCGGATGAGACTGTGTGTAATCGATCCAGCTTACATGCAGGGCGAGAAGATGCCCATTGCTATGTTTAATCCTGAAGTTGTTGAACACGGAGAGGAGTTTTTTGTTTCCCCAGAAGGGTGCCTAAGTCTTCCAGACATGGGCGTCCGTGTTAACAGGTTTCGAAACACAAAGGTTAAGTTTTTAGGATTAGATGGTAAGGAGTACACTATCCAAGATGATAACAGTCTACTATCCTCAGTCATTCAGCATGAGATAGATCATCTTGACGGTATTATCATGACAGACAGAGTTCCTGAAGCTGCGGAGGTGCACTACAAAAATACCCCAACGTCATGAAAGTGGGAGTCTAAAAGAATGAGTACCATCCTGTTGTGGAAAGATATGCACGAAGTGGCGGATAAAGTTTGCGCCCACTTTGGTTTATCCTACGGTAAGATCATGCCAGAGACTAAGAAGCTGGCTAAGTATTACGGTGCGTGTTGGCCGTGCAAGAAATGTATTGACGCAGAACATATTGATGAACGTAATTGTAGTGAGAAGATTATTTACATCAGGATTCATGTGCTAAATAAACCGAACAAACCTCTTGCTCGGAAAACAATCCTTCAAACGCTTGCACATGAATTGGCCCACTTGAAAGAGTGGGACCACGGTAGGGCGTTTGATGAGTTCGAGTATGATATCATGGATTATATGAGGCATCTCGGCTACGAGGTATAGGTGAAAAAAATCGTGAAGTATTCAGCGATTCTTTTGGCCGTCATTGCTATTGTTTGTATAAGCTGTACCACAGGGGCTACTAGCGTTCAGAAGCTAGGAGGTAATCCTGCGGTAGTGTCTATGGGCAATACTATCGGAATGAGCATCTCAAAGTTGCGGGAAGCATTGGGCCCTCCAGAGGAGGAGGGTATTTGCAAAACTCCCGCAATGGTAGAAGGGCGTCGCGCCATGGTTCAGGGTACATCTTTGGCTTGGACCCATGCGGTAGAGTTACCGCAGATTGGTTACATGGGCGAATATGGCATTATGACTTGCATGGTCAAGGATATTGCCGTAGCGGAGCACCGAGAGTGGCAGGAATTTAGACAAGGTATGCTTTCTAGCGGGGTAACAGACCGCGTAGATACCGGACTAACCCAAGCCATTATCGATGGGAGGATTAAGGCGGACGAAGAGCCTGACCCTCTCGACAAATTAATCGATCCGACCGCACCTAAATTTGAAATTTAGGACGAGATTGCATATAATTGCATTACGGTGATTTATGACGGCACGCTACTTAACATATTTCAAAGTTGGGGCCAAAGGGCCTTGGCTTTAAGTGCATTTGGAGTTAGATATGGTAGACGAGAAGAAGGGTACCGGGACTTACGTCGAGGGCATTAAACACGACGACGGTACCATCACCACCACTGAACATGGTTTTACTTTCACTCAAGAGAATGGCCAGGAATTGGCTTTCGATCTCCACGAGATGGACGGGATCGGCACAGCACTCTTGTTTGGAAACCAGATCTTCTTTCTGAAGTTTTGGGAGGATGAGCACCTTGACAAGGCGTTAGAGGTATTCACCGCCGCTGTGCAGAAGGAAAAGGATTTACGAAATGACTCTGGAACAAAGGCCGATTAATCGGTACGTAGACCACACTCTACTAAAGCCAGACGCAACACAGGACCAGTTCGAGACTCTGCTTGACGAGGCAATTGAGCATGGGTTTGAGGCAGTATGTGTCTCTCCCTACATGGCTGTCCCGATCAAGAATGTTCTCAATGCCACCGGGTATCCTCACATTAAGGTATGCACGGTCGTAGGTTTTCCTCTTGGTAACATTCCTTTGGAACTGAAGGAACAAGAGACTCGTTACTTTGTTTCTCGCGGAATCGACGAGATTGATTTTGTACTTAATTATGGGGAACTCAAGAACCGACAGTATGATTATGCCATCAAGGAGTTGCAGACTCTTGGTGATATCTGCCAGAAGGGCGGAGCAGTTTCTAAGTGTATTGTAGAAACCTGCTTCTTGACCAAGGAAGAAAAGGACATTATCTTCCACTACATCAAGGATTACGCCCCGAGTGTAGACTTCATTAAAACCTCTACAGGATTTGGCACCGCAGGTGCTCAGCTAGAGGACGTGGCCCGCTGGGCCGAACTACGAGGGGATGCTCCGCGCCCCCTGATCAAGGCCGCAGGTGGAATCAAGACTCTTGAGGGTGCCGCTGCTATGATTGCAGCCGGAGCAGATAGACTAGGAATGAGCGCAGGTGTTCAGGTAATGGAGGAGCTTAATGAGCTTCAAAACACTGACACCGGCAGAGAAGAAGAGGCTGGAACGGTCTCTTAGTATCGTATCCAAGCTAGCAGGGCGGGACAATCTCTCTGAGACTAACGTCTTTATCCTGCGACAGCGGATGCGACACGTTCTTCGACTCCTGGGTGCCAATCACCCCAACCGGGTTATGGTAGCACAGGGAATTCATATTATGAAGGACGTTTGGCCGTTCAAAGAGCGAAGACTAAGGAAACTTATTGATGGACGACGAAGGCAGTAAACCTCAACGTACGAACTTCACAGAAGGCTATAAGTCTACTTCTCTATCGGTGTACCTACATCGAAATACGCTAACTCATAACCTGGCTACAAGTATGCCTTTAGGAGGATATTAGAATGGTAGAGGAACGATCCTACGCAGATATGCATTCGCGCTGTTGCGATGTACCTCTCGTGGACTGTGCCGAGGATTATAGGTACAGGGCGCATAACCCCGATACTCGGTGGTTCCAGTGCCCTGAGTGCGGTGCCCATTGGGGACGTCATAGGATGAAGGGGACCTGGAAGGTTGATCCTTATGATTACACGAACAACCCGAAGGTTCGAGCAGCATTGGGTCTGGAAGACTAAGACCCGAAAAAGGGAAAGGAACAGGAATGAGCGAAGTATTAGCGCTTAAGTATAGACCTCAGGCTTTTGATGAGGTCATTGGACAGGACGAGACAGTTAATCAGCTGTCAAGTGCATTAGACAATCAGTCCCTTGGACATGCACTTATCTTTGCGGGCACCCGCGGTTGTGGTAAGACCACTTCCGCTCGTATCGTAGCAAGGGTTCTCAACCCAGATTTATCCGACGCTGAAATGTCAATGGTGGTCACTGAGGTGGACGCCGCTTCCAACACCGGTGTGGATAGCGTCAGGGAGCTTATTGAGAACATTAGGTACTCGACCAAGGGCCACAAGGTTATTATCCTGGACGAGGCTCACATGCTTTCTAAGAACGCGTTCAACGCGCTCTTGAAGACTCTAGAGGAGCCGCCGCCCAATACAACCTTTATCCTATCCACTACTGAGCCTCATAAGCTGATCCCGACCGTTAGGTCGCGCTGCCAGCTCTATGAGTTCAAGGATGTGGACGTAGACGTTCTCGCGGCGTACTACAAGGAAGTAGCGGTCAAGGAAAGTCTCGACATTGACGGTGAAGCACTACATGACGTGGCGATTCGCGCAGAGGGCAGTGTCCGGGACGGACTTACTATTCTCCAGAAGTATCTTTCTGGGGAGTCGGTAGAGAGCAACGCTTCGATCTATTTTGATCTAGTCAGCGCTCTGTACCAGGCAGACGTCGCTACAGCACTGGCTCTCGTAGCCGATCTTCGACAGAAGGAAGATGGTCGAGTTATCATCCAAACTCTGGAGAAGTGGTTCTACTGGTGCTCGCTTGAGAACTTTGGAATGAAGACTCCTGCACGTCAGCATTTCCCCGGAGACGCTCCGGTGTTTGACCTGACGCACTTGCAGAATCTTTTCAACACTTGTCTAGAGGTAGAGCGAAACTTCGCTGCTACTCCGAACAGCAAGTCCGTTCTTGAGATGGGAATCATTAGACTATGCCTGTAAAAGGATTCTACTTCGTCTACGGTGACGACGCAGATATGATTGAGAAGAAGTACCTCCCCGATCTGGAAAAGCAGTACGGGGACGCTACGTGGCTTCGCTATGATGCCACTATCGATGATATCCGAATCGGACACCTGACTACTGAGTATAACGCCAACGATCTGTTCGCAGAGTCCAAGGTGATCCTTATCAGGAATGCGGACGCTAAGTTTGCCCAGGTTGAGGAATTGGCAACTTCTCTTTTAGAGAATCCGATTCCTGCCAATGCTCTGGTACTTATCTCTAAGTCCTGGAACAAAACAACCAAGCTGGGCAAGCTTGTTAAGAAGAGCTTCACAGTCAAGGAGTTGAGCAAGCCAGAAATCAAGCCATTTGAACTCCTGGACTCTCTGAACTTTAAGAAGGCATCTAGGGTTATCCAGCAGAGCAATCTGCTGTTTGAGAACGAATATAACCCACTGGCTTTGTTTTCCCTTATCTCTGGACACATCCTATTGCTGAAGAAGATTAAGCAGCACCAGGGTAAGTCTGCGGAGGTAATTGCGAGGGAAATCAAGCAGCACGTGTACCGTGTTAAAAAGACTATGCCTGCTTTACGCGAATGGTCAGAGGAAGATATTGCCAATGCTCTTAAGGAAATGCAGGAGTTAGACCGGAGGATCCGGACTTGGCAGTATGATGAGAAAATGTTAATTCAAATGAGCTTGATAAAACTGTGTACATGAGGTATAATTGCAATGAACGATATTACTAAGGCACGTTTCTTTTTCCAATCGAAGGGATCTAATCTGAAGGACCTGACTTCTTTTCGACTAATGCTGGCTACAGCCAATGCTAAGTACCGGGACGTCAGACTCCGAATGAAGAGCGGGATGCCAGGAGACAATGAAGCGCTGGACCCAATCGAGATTGATGCCCTGGTTGATCTAGGAGTTCTAAAGTACATGGAGAAGTTTAACCGACTTCCTGAAGACGCAGGTCGAGTACTGGAGCAGGGGATCTCCCTAGAGGAAAAGCGCGAGATCGCTATGCGGTGGGCTCGCTCTTAAATGGAACTGTCTCTCCTCAAAGAGCTAGCTAAGCGTAGCATCGAGTGGAGAGATGAAGACAAGGTCTCTTTCTTGTGGGGAGACCTGATAGTTTTGGCTTACGTTAGGAGTGACTACAAAGTGTGGTACCCCCTGACCGATGTACCCATAGAACACACGTTGGAAATCAACAAGTGGTTGGGTAGTTACCTACAAACCTTAGAGGTTGAACAAGAAGATGAGCGAGCATTACAATCGCAATTGGCTGACAAAAAGAGAAATCGAACGCCGGCCAGGTGAACTTTATTTAACGCGTTACGTTATCTTCAGATGTAAGTGGTTCGGAATGTACGTCCACAAATTCTGGGTTAGCGATTACGATGTTCCTCACGACCATCCTTGGAATTTTCTTTCACTCCCACTCACTACGGGATACCGAGAGCATCTTCCAGATGGTACCAGTGTCTGGAGAGGGGCTTTTAGTCCTAAGTTTAGAACAGCAGAAGAATTCCATTGGGTAGACTTGGAGAAGGGACCGGCTTGGACTTTCTTCATGCACTTTAGGAAGAGACGAGAATGGGGATTCCTGACTAAGGAAGGTTGGGTTGACAACGAGACCTACAACAGAATGCTAGGATTTGACATCACTAGCGCTGCAGGAGAAGAGTGTTGAAAAGAATTGGTATTGATTGTGATGGCGTAGTCGCGGACTACATGGCAGGGGCTGTTCCTGCTCTTAAAAAACATTATGGGTTAGAGCCCAACTTCAACACCGAGGCATATACGATTGAAGAAGTCTTTGGTCTAACCGTAGACACAAGACCCAAGAACATGAGACAAACTCTCTATCTGGAGAATAACCTCTTCGCGAAGTTACCTCCGCTAGAACAAGACATCAGTAGTCTGACCACTCAGCTAGTACATGCTTTGGGGCCAGACTTCAAGGTCTATTTTGTTACTGCCCGGGATAATCATCCGATTATTATGGATGATACCCGTCAGTGGCTGAAGCGCAACATCATTCATTTCGACGATGTATTTCACGTACAGAACAAAGCTGAGTTTTGCCAATTGGCTGGGATTCAGGTTATGATTGAGGACGAGGTTCGTCAAATCGTTGGGCTTCAAGAAGCAGGAGTTGATGTAATTATGCGGGACCAACCGTGGAATCAACACTTACCTGCAGATCCTCATGGTTTAGAGGACAACAAAGGGCGACTCACTCGTGTCCATAGCTGGCGCGATTATGTGGAGGTCGCCAAGGAGTATTACGCATGAAGTTTTATCTGTCTGGGGGGATGGAGTATAAGAAGAATCTCGGTGCCAATTGGCGCGAGTGGATCACAGAGGAACTTGAGAAGCATCGACACGACGCAATCAACCCTGTGAAGTTGGAAATCGCAGAAGAAGAGACTGACGAAAACGCTCCACCCATTCAAGTTCAACTTACCAATCTTAAGCTTGAAGGTAAGATGGACGAAGTCCGACGTCTGGTCCGGAAGGTACTGTTCCGCAAGGACATGTATGCTATCCAGGAATCAGATGCAATTATCGTACTATACGATGAGTCCACGCGAAGAGGCGCGGGCACTCTTTCCGAGGCGTGGGAAGCCTTCCGTGAAGGTCGACCTGTTTATCTGGTCACCGAATTCGACATGGAAGAGGTACCAACGTGGTTGATCGGAGAAACTACTAAGATCTTCGACGACTTTGAAGACCTACTGGAATATGTAGCGGACCACAGTCATGTTATCCGCGACAAGATGAATGCAGGTCAGATCGCACACGACGTGCTCGGAGGACTCTACTAGGAGGTAGCCTTTGGAGGACTTTGCCCTCTTAGGCAATGCCGCTGCAGTCCCGATCATCATGGGCGCAACTCAGCTCTTGAAGAAGAATCTCTCCTTCAAGTACAAGGCTGATGTTGTGTCTTTTGTCGTTGCATTAATCATTTGCCCCCTTTGGTGGTTCTACAACACACCGGAGGCGGAAATCCATGATGCTCTCGATGACGGAATTGTACCTACAATTAAGTTTATCATGCAGTTGGTGTTGATCTCAATAGCGACATGGCTATCTGCTACCAAATCCTACGATCTTTTTGCCGGTAACAAAAAGCGCGAGACGCAACATGATGCCGAGAAAGAAGAACTCCATGAGAAGATTGCCGCTTTGCAGTCCACTCTGGATAACGGAGGGAAGTTAGATGAAGAGCCTACTGAGGAGACTGACGTCAGCGATAAGCTCCTTGATATCTTGGAAGGGAGAGACTGATATGCCAGGTGTTGCCGACGCAGAGCGTCGTACCAGAAATGCACAGAAGCAGCAGGGCCGTAAGAAGGACCGAGAAGAGTTGATGCGTCTCCTCAAGGAGGGAAGACTCCACGAGGCAGACGAGCATCAGGTAGAGCAGATTAAACTGGCTCTAGAGCTTAAGGAGCTTCTGGATGCAGGGACTAAGGAAGCAGCTCCTGCAGCAATCGATACTGAGGCTCTCCAGGCTGCGATGAGAGGAGCTGTTGCTGAGGTTATCCAGGCGATGCCCCGGGGCTCGGGCCCGACCGGTTCTAGCATCTCTGATCCCGCTCGTCCTAAGATGAAGCACACCAGCCTCACCTCCATTAAGCACGAGGACTCTGGACTAGATGTTCAGGGGGCCGACAAGCTTGCGGAGGAGAAGGAGGGTGACGAGAACGCAGCGGATAAGCTGAAGCGACTGAGAGAGCTTAAAGGCTCCAAGTAATGTCCGATAAGAAGATTAAGGAATTAGAAAAGAAGGGAGTTGTCAAAACCGGAGATGATGGTATCCGGGTAGTTGACGCTTCCAAGTTAGACGCTATGAGTCTTCGTCCTCAGGAAGAGAAGGAAGACAAGCGTAAAGCTGTAGGTAAAAAGCAGCGCAAGAAAAAGAAGAATAGAAATAGGAATCGACCTAAGCCCCCTCCTCCCGAGCCGGAGGTAGAGGAAGCTGTCGAGGAAGTTCCGGAGGTTAAGAAGCCAGTCTTCCAACCCCCGGCAGATATTCAGAAGAGAGAAATTCTCAAAGAGAAGGAGTTTACTATGGCTGACGAAGATGTCCCGAAGGGAGTAGGACTCGACGTTGGAACCTCGTTCCTAGTTGCTGGTCGTTTTGGCAATGACGGAAAGATTGGTTTCAAGAAGATGCGGGACTGCTTTATTGAATTGGAGCCAAAGACCCCAATCAATGCAAAGTTTATCAAGAAGGGTATCGAAGATCGCGGTGCCCCGTACATTGAGAAGGACGGTAGCTTCTACGTCCTAGGAGAGGAAGCCTTCATCATGGCGAACGAGCGGCACATCACCACTCGACGACCGATGCACCGTGGTGTTCTTGCACCGCAGGAGAGCGAGGCATTCCCCATCCTTCAGGAGCTAGTGAAGAGACTGGTCGGAGACCCCCGAGAGCAGGGTGAGAAGTTGGTCTTCTCTGTACCAGCTAAGCCGATCGACGCAGAGTTTGATCAGCTTTTCCACCAGGACATGATTAAATCCTTTATTGACGGTCTGGGTTATGATGCCCAGCCAATGAACGAAGCCGAGGCCCTTGCGTACTCTGAGCTTCTAGAAGAGGGTCTTACCGGCGTCGCAGTGTCCTGCGGTGCGGGTATGATGAACGTAGCAGTACTTTCTGCTGGTGACCCCGTGGTTACCTTCAGTACCTCCCGCTCGGGAGACTGGGTTGATTCCCAGGCAGCTACTGCTACCAACATGACCCCCAGCATTGTGCAGCAGGAGAAGGAGGATCCGGATCTAGATCTGATGAATCCCGACCCCAGCAATCCTGTACAGGCTGCTATTTCCATCTACTACGGTAACCTTCTGGTTTACACCCTGGAGAACATTGCACACGACCTTGCAGCTTCTCCTGCCCTTCCTAAGTTCAAGGAGGGTGTTCCTTTGGTAGTAGCAGGGGGTACTTCTCTACCGCGCGGATTCATTCAGAAGTTCGAGCAGGCCCTACAGGCAGTAGAGATGCCTATTCAGATTTCGGAGGTACGACACGCAGCTGATCCACTTCATGCTGTAAGTAACGGTCTAACTCTCGCAGCATCCATGGAGTAAAGCTTGGCAGACAATACCCCGATCCTTGGACTTAAAAAGCCTGTTCCGAACGTGGAGGTCAACTGGGCCTTCCGGCTAAACGAGTCCCTGGACATTCTCGACCAGAGTCTTCTGGTTGGTAATGCTTCTTCTACTGCAAACGTTACTACGTACAACAGTGGGACGGGGTTGCTGCTAATTAGTGGTAGTACAAATCCTATCTTTGAGCACGTAGAGGCCATTACCTACAACAGTGATTTTGTCACAGTAGGAAGTGGTACCTTCTACGATGTGGACAGTACCTATGTCACGGCCACTTCTGGATCTTTTGATGAGGTAGTGGTCAATGGAGTTGAGCTTAGTTTAGCCAGTCCTGTAGACAACAGCTTTAAGCGTCTATTCCACGTGGCGGATAGAAAGCCCAACGACACTGACGGCGGTACTTTCTCTAGCGGGGCTTGGAGAGTTCGTACCCTTAATTCCGTAGAGAATGACTCTATGGAGGGGGACGCATCGTTAAGCTCCAATACCATCACCCTGATTCCAGGAACCTACTTTATTGAGTGGCGTTGTCCTGCGTATAGGGTACTCAGACACCAGTCTATCCTATACAACCTGACCGGCGGATATACGCAAATTCAGGGAACTTCTGAATACAGCCACAACAGCTACAATACCCAGACCGTAAGTTTCGGTACGGGTGTTTTCACTGTAACGGAAACCACCGACTTCCAGATCTGGCACCGATGTGAGACTTCGTCTACGACTTTCGGTTTTGGTGTAGGTGCTAACTTCGGGATTGATGAAATCTACACCGAGGTTAAGATTTGGCCATACGCGGCCTACGTTACTGCTTTAGATACTCTGGTAGCCACGAGCGGTACCTTCAGCCAAGGACTCACCTTATCGGGGGTCCCTGTCTCTACAGGAACCCATACCGTAATTCCTGACCACCTGACAACCTTATCGGGTACTTTCGTAGACGAGCTTACTGTTTCGGGGGTTCCTGTCACTACAGGGATTGCAGATCCTCTCACAGTGCAATCCGGAACTTTCACACAAGGCCTGACCGTTCCTGTAACTTCCGGAACCGACAATCAGGTCTGGATCGACCCCACCACAAGCGGGCTGCGCTGGCAGTTCAACGGTGTGGTTTTCGAGGCGACGGGCGTTGAGGTAGCGTAATGGCTACACTCAGTGTTTACAACGAGGGTAAATATAACGACGGTATCTACAACCTGTCCGCATCCGGGACAGGGTTCTTTTCCGTCACCATGAACGGGCAGACTCAGTACTTTGCGAAGTCTGATATGCCGCAAGCACTAGGTCTTTACGACGAATGGACTATCGCCTTTTGGATTAAGTTCCAGCAAACTCCAGAAGCTAGGACCATCTTCAGCACCAGTGGACCTGCAGGTGAGAATCTTATTCAACTCACGATGGATCCTATTTCTCAGACCATCGATAATACTTTCACAGAACCTCGCTTTTCTAGCATAGCTACCTTGCTTAAAGGGCCTGACGGAAGTATAATTAAGCACGTAAAGTGGGGACCATTTGCTAGAGAAGACGAATGGACTCACGGAGCGATTACCTACAGCGGTGGTGATCTGACAGTATACGCTTCAGGGATCTCGGTCCCCTCCGGAACAAGCTTTGTAAACGTTTCGGGAACAAGCATGACAGACGACCCTCCGCGAGCTATCTATTACGGGACTGATCCTGCTGGTAACGTAGCAACGATCAGTGGTAACATTGGACATCTCGGAACCTGGAGCACAGCTTTGAGCCAGGAAGAGGTTGCCGCAATCGCAGATTTAGGATTCCCCCTGGATCTGACAACTACTTCCGGAGGTTATGCCTCCAACGCTTCTCTGAGAATGTACTATCGTCCTGGAGAAGATGAGACGGATTTCGGTAGAGATTATAGCGGAAACAACCAAGACCTAGACAAGATCCGAGATACGGATCTAGACGACCTTGATTTTGACGTACCAGACCAAGGGGGCCTGTAATGGAAGAACCCATTGTCGATGAACGACCCTGGGGCAAGTTTGTTCAGTTTTGTCTAAACGAGAAAGCAACAGTTAAGATTATTCAGGTAGAGCCCGGACAACAGCTGTCCGTGCAGAAGCACCAGAACCGAGATGAGATGTGGATCGCTTTAGATCCGGGCCTTGTGGCCCTGATCGGAGATGATACGATTTTCATGAAAGACATCGAGATTGCTGAAGAGCCTGTCTGGATTCCCAGAGACACAGTGCACTCGATCAAAAATGCAAATGTAGGGCTTACCGCCCGCTTCCTGGAGATTTCCTTTGGAGAATTTGATGAGGATGATATCGAACGTCTCCAGGATCAATATGGGAGAGTATAATGTCTGAGCACAAGATGCCTGTCCACGCTGACAAGAAAGACCGCGAGCGCTTCGCCAAGCAGTGGCGAGATGATCGCGACCACAAAGAGAAGCTGAAGAATGAGCGCTTCGCGGCGATCCAGGAACGCCGTAAGAATAACAAGCCTGGTGGTAGCGGGGGCGGAATTAACATTGAAGTTTCTGGCGATTGATCGTATTATTTAACTGGTGGCAGCAAGCGCTTCCATCAGACTAGGAGTAGTAATGGATTTTGGATTAACCTTTGACGACGTGTGTCTCGTCCCGCAGTTTAACAACGTACCGAGCCGGACAGAGCCGGACACACATACTTGGATGACGAAGGATCTCGAAGTAGGGATGCCTCTTATTCCTGCCAACATGGACACCGTTATGGGAGTTGATTTGGCAAGAGTGATTATTGCAAATGGTGGATACCCGATCTTCCACAGATTCGCTTCTGTGGTAGACCAGATTAAGTGGGTTGAGGAGCTGGAAGGTCGGCTTTTCGTTTCTTGCGGGATCAACGAGAATAGCGATATTCTCAATATCCTAGATTCGAAGCCCACGGGTGTCTGCATTGATGTGGCCCATGGACACTCTGAGAAAATGTTCGATATGATCAAGAGGCTCAAGGACCACAACCCCAACATCCAGGTGGTTGCAGGTAACGTCTGTACTCCCATGGCTTACCAGGATCTGGTAAATGCAGGGGCGGACGCTGTAAAGGTAGGTATTGGCCCAGGCGCAGCTTGCACCACACGTGTCGTCACTGGCTTTGGCGTTCCCCAGTTCACCGCTATTCAGCAGTGTGCTGAGATTGCCAACAAGTTGAGGGTCCCCATCATTGCCGACGGTGGTATTCGTAACAGTAGAGATGTCGTTCTGGCCCTCGCAGCAGGTGCTTCTACGGTAATGATGGGTAAGATGTTTGCTTTGACGGAAGAGAGCGCAGCTGAAAAGCAGCGAACCATTATTGGTGCTGACGTAGTAGACCACAGTCCTAAGTACGGTGAGCTACGCGCCAAGTACCGAGGTCAGGCAAGCGCAGATTTCCAGAATGAATTCTACGGCGGGCTCAAGTCTAAGACTGTTGCCGAAGGAACCGACTTCTGGGCACCCGTTACTGGTACTGCTCAGGATCTTATTGACGAGATTCTGGGAGGTCTCCGGAGCGGGCTGACATACGGAGGAGCCCGAAACATTAAGGAGCTTCAGCGCAAAGCAGAGTTCATGCAGGTCTCTGCAAGCTATAGCGCGGAGAGTAATCCACGGAGGAAGTAATGTCTGTACGAATCGCACGTGACTGCAGAGAACGAGAGGAAGAGGTACGTCCTTATATTGAAGAGCACGCTTCTACTTTCGAACTCGACCCAAATCTGGTACGAGCCCTGATCACTCAGGAGTCTCGGTTTAAGGCAGAGGCAGTAAGCCCCACGGGAGCTTATGGTCTAGGTCAGTTTACTGGGATTGGTGCACGTCAGGTGCAGAACATTGCAGATATGCCAGATTGCCCCAGCCCTGAGGGGCTAGAAACCTTTACCAAGCAGGACGCGTCTGATCCTGATATCGGCATTAAAGCGATCTGTGCTACCTTATGGTGGCTCTTCAACAAGAAGTACACCTCTGTTAAGGTTCCCGATAAGAAGGTTCAGTTAGAGGCTGTCCTTACCTTTTACAATTCTGGGGGACGACCGGCGGCCCTAGTGGTTAAGCACGGGGGACACGAGAAGGCCCTTCCTTACATTGAGAAGATGCCTGACCGATACAAGTCCCAGTCTGAGAAATATGCCCCAGAAGTAGCTCTGTGGTATGTTGCTTGGCATGAGCTTCTAAAGCCCCAGACTACCCCAATTAGAACTGAACTTCCTGAGCAGAAGGATCCCTTCGATAGAGCAGGTCGTCAGTCTTTGGATGTCCGTTACCGAGCATTGGTAGAGTCCCTACGATTGCTGGGTGAGGGAGATGATGACGTTGATGTAATGATTGATGTCAGAGAAGGACTTACTGAGGTTACCCTCATTGTTCCTGGAGAATTTCTGAATAATGTCCGTCGTTAAAACCCCAGAAGAAGTAGAGAAGATGCGGGAATCTGCCCGCCTCCTCTCGGAGTGTTTGGATGCGCTCGTTTCCCACGCGTATCCTGGGGTCACAGGAAAAGAGTTAGATCGCTTGGCAGAAAGTTTCATTAGAGATAATGGGGCTATTCCTGCTTTCAAGGGATACACTACTGTTCCTGGACTCCCTGGTTTTCCTGCGAGTATCTGCTACTCTAAGAACCATGTCCTTGTCCACGGTATTCCGGATGACGAGCCCCTCGAAGAGGGGGATATGCTCTCCATCGACTGTGGACTGAGCCTGGACGGTTGGTTTGCGGATTTTGCTAGACTCTTCATTGTAGGTGAGGGGTCAGAGGAAGATCAAAAGATTGTAGATGCGACCCGAGCAGCATTAGATGCCGGGATCGACAAGTGCCGTGTTGGCAATAAGCTTGGCGACGTTAGCCATGCTATTCAAGCTTCTGTCCATAATAGTGGATATGAAAACGTGCTGCAGTTCTGTGGTCATGCCATAGGACGACAAATGCACGAGTCTCCCCAGGTCCCTAACTTCGGACCTTCAGGTGTAGGAATAGACCTGGAGGTTGGAATGGTTTTCTGCCTTGAGCCTATGCTCCTGAAGCATAAAGTCGGGTTAGGGGTATTACCTGATAAGTGGACCATTATCACCGCGGATCATTCCCGTGCTACTCATATTGAGCACATGGTGCATGTTTCTGAGGAAGGTCCCGAAATTTTATCCCTTTAATCTGGGAAAAGACATATAATTGAAAAGTTGCGGGTGAGAATCCCGCGAATCCATTTTTGGAATTAGGAGTATAGCTATGCAAGGTGTTTGCAAGTGGTTTGATGCGAAGAAGGGGTATGGTTTCTTAATCAACCCTGAAGTAGTAGATGAGGAAGGTAAGGCCCGAGACATCTTTGTCCACTGGACCAAGATCACTATGGAGGGCTTCAAGAAGCTAGAGCAGGGGGAGACCGTAGAGTTCGATCTCATCTTTGCTGAGGATACAGGAAAGCCTCAGGCTGAGAATGTTACTCGTGGCGGAGCCTCACCGGAGAACTAATCGGTATTTGACAAATTAGCCCAAAAGACTTATAATTGGTCTGAGAGGATTAGTTCCTCACAAGGAAAAGGAGAATTACCATGGGCGAAGCTGTTTACGTGGACCTAGAGGTCCTCGCCAGTATCGAAGACGACGACTATCTAGTCAGAGTCAGTAAGAAGGATTTGAATGCCCTCGTCACTTTTGATGAGTATTTGGTACTTAGACATTGGGACGGCGAGAAGCCGGTCTCCCTCGTGGCTTACGGATCGGACTCTGTCCGAACAGAGGGAGACGCAAACGAGGAGAATAACCTGGCAAACCTACCTGAACTGGCAGGGCTGACAGGAATTATTGCAAAGTGAACGCGTCTTGGGTTCCCCTCCATTAAGTGGTGGTCGTCCCCTCGGGACTTGATCATTTGCTTAACCGGTCCTTCTCACCGGCGACTCATAGACCCCAAGACCGTATAAACAAAACAAAACTATAACGGAGGGAATAACAATGGGTGTACTAAACCATGACGGAACCGTCACTAACCTAGACGCACTTGACCCGATTTTCGACACGAACGCCAATGGCTTCGGTCCCGAGACCACTCGGAACCCTGACATGGCTGGCCCGGTACTCGGTGCACAGCATGGTATGGCATGGAACCGCGGATACTTCCAGAACCAGGATATCCGATCCAGCTCTACCGGCAACGCAACCGTTTCCACTGGTCGATCCGGCAAGCTGCCTGCAGGTAACGCCACTCTACCTGGCGTCACCACGAGCAACAACCCTGGTCGGGGTGCGTAAACAAGTATTTCAAACCGTCTGGGGCTTCGGCCCCAGCGGTTTACAAGGTGTATTATGAACTTAGGATTTCACAACAAAAAGGGCGACCCGCCGAGAGTCGAGGACAATATTTTAACCTTCGAATGTGCTAAGCCTATGATTGTCCAGTCTAATGAGATCAAGAGGGTCCTCACGGACGTAACGCTTGATATTGAGCCTGGGTACATTTTAACCATCTTCACCGAGCCCGGTCTGTATGAGCGGGCCGCTGAAGTGTTTCCTGGGCCCTATGTTCTGGATAGTTCCTCCCCCAACAAGGTGCTGGAGATTCCTATCCGAAACCACGCAGGGTCCCCTCTCCATCTAATGGACGGTCAGGTAATTGCTAAGGGCTACCTGACACAAGTAGCAGAGGTTCAGATCAGGGAGATCGAGCCTGAGCAAGAAGAGCGCAGACCAATGCAACGCACTCAGCCTGCCAAGAAGAATCCGGACATTAAGTTCGAGATTAAGGGTAAATAATGTCTAATCTAATTAAATTTGTTAAGCTGCACCCGGATGCCAAACCCCCTATTTACCAAACGGACCAGTCCGTAGGGGCGGATCTTACATCCATAGAAGACTACAATCTTCTAACCGGAGAGTTCAAGCTGATTAAGACAGGTATTGCAGTAGAACTACCCCGGGCGGTAGAAATGCAGATCCGTCCCCGCAGCGGACTTGCTTACAAGCACGGCGTTACAGTCCTTAATGCCCCTGGTACCATTGACTCGGATTATCGGGGAGAGATCGGCGTCATCCTAATCAACCACGGTCCTGAAGATTTTCAGATCAACAAGGGGGATCGGATCGCCCAGGCTGTGCTGAGCAAGGCAGTCCTGGCCAACTACAAGCAGGTTAAGGAATTGTCCAGCACCGAGCGGGGTGCTGGTGGTTTCGGGTCTACAGGGAGGAATTAACATGCATGATCCCATTACATTAAATTTAGAAGTCCGAGTTGAAGTTGATGGGGAGGTGGCCACAGTCCACTGCCCTGAGGAACTTCGTATTACTGAACGAGCAGCAACTGTGCTGCATCAAGCGTTAGAAGCTCGCGGACTGCGTCTTAAGAAGTGGGTGCTGTCTGAAGACCAGCAGAAGGACCTGGAAGGACTAACGAATGTTAAAGTGGAGGGACATCAGGAAGCCCCGGAAAACGAGTCCGAAGGAGATTGATCTCGTTCTAGGGTCTTCCGGTACCCGAGCCCCTTGCTTTGTAGGAGCAATAGATGCTATCCTAGAGAAGGGTTACCATATTCGGAGAATTGCAGGTTTCTCCGGAGGGGCCATTATTGCCGCAGGTTACGCACTAGGCATGTCCATTGAGGATCTCAAGGAAGCAGCAGAACGGACCCCCTACAAAGACTTTAGGGATTTCAGAATCAAGAACCTATTCAGTCTAAGTAATCCCAGCGTCTACACTGGGGAGCCCTTAGATGCATTCTACCAAAGACTCTTTGGGGATGCAACCCTAAAGGATTTCAAGATCGACTGCCGAATCGGGGTAGTCACAATTATTGGCAGGAAGCGGGTAATCCTGACCAAGGAAACTCATCCGGATTTACCGGTTTGGAAGGCCGTTCGAATGTCTTCCACAATCCCTTTCATTTTTCCCTATATGGAACTAGACGGAGTGGCCGTCACTGACGGTGCGCTAGTCACCAACATGTTTGACATCTTCCCGGAGGGAGAACGAACTATGGTGACTCTCTGTCCTAGGGCCGATCAAGGTCTTAGAAAGGTTGTTCAGAGCGTTAAAGCTAATCATCTTTTCCTGTGGAACTATCTGAAGATCCTGGCAGAGTATTTCCTGGATGCTGTCGATAACCGACACATTCCACAAGAGGAGTGGGGTAGGACTATTCTCATTCCCACTTTCGAACTTGGTGGTTTTAACTTCGAAATAGGGCCACAAGACATCACGAGACTTATCCAGTATGGCTACAACGCTGTGATAATCTCCGACGTACTACCCTCGGTAGATTAGGTAGGGCTTTCCAGTTTTTTAAACGGGTAGGGAAGTTCCTCCCTACACGTTTGTTCGCAGTTAGATTTTGATTGGAGGTTGACATGCCGGTTGTTTTAACGGATTATACTAATAGGGTCTGGTGCGTAGAGCAACCAGACGACGGACTACTTCATGTGGGCTTTACGGGAGAAGCAGGGCCCCAGTTACAAGACGCTCTGGACTTTATCCGTACCAGACAGAAGCAGTTCGACAAGTTTGTAGAGAAGCGGAGGGAGAAAGAGAATGCAGACAAGCGACGTATTCGACGTCAACGCCGCAACACACGGAATGCAGAAAGTGGAGGGGATTCTAGCACTGGAGCAGTCCAGGATCATCCTTGAGGAAGAGGTTGAAGTCGGGGACACCATTACATGGTTTGAACTCCCCGATGGAAAACTCCTAATCTCCAAGGACCCGGATGGGGTCCCAATAGAAAAGATATCTCCGTCTTATATTCAACTAGAGGCGGAGGTGACACTGGAGGAAAAGTAATATGTTCAAGAAGATCAAAGAGTTCTTTGAGCAGGCATGGAAGTGGATTCAGGCTGTCTGGGACAAGCACGACGAGCATCTCGAAGAGATGGTGCAGTCGCTGCTCCCAATGGTTATCGATGTAGCTTTCAGGAACGATCTTTCTGGTGAGGAGAAGAAGCGGGCCATCGTCGACGCTGTCATTGACAACGCCGAGGCTGCCGCCGATGACATCTCCGAGGGTCTCCTAAACGAGGCCATTGAAATCGCTGCTAATAAGTACAACATCCAGATTGGTAAGACCACGGTCGACAAGATGGATGCTGCTCGCGAAGCTGCCCTCAAGGCCGGTCGCGACTTCTCTAACAAGAAGCTAAAGATTGCGGGTAATGAGGCAGAAGATGCGGGGATTTCTAGCTAAAGTAGGTAATCTCACGAAGCGCATCTGGAGGCGGCTTATGTATGTGGACTGGTCAGGAGCCATCCTGGCTATTTTGAGAGTCCTTAAAAAGGAAAAGCATAAGGTAGACCCAAAGTATATCGTGATTAAACCGCGTATGCTTTCGGACGACAACATCTTGAAGGGTGTCGCAGCCTTAAGGGCTGTCCTTGCATTCGTCCCTCCAGCAGCCATTGCAGTTCCAGTGCTCAGCCTAGGTGAGATGGGCTTTCAGATCTGGAAGAGAATCGCATTGGCCAAAGATTACGATCAGATTAAATTCCCGCCAATCGATCCCAACATCATGCGCTTACATTTCCAGATGGATGAAGAGCTGAATAAGCATTACGGTCACCTTTGTGCTGAGCACAACTGGAACGCTGAGACCATCAATGAATTAGAGGCAGTGTTTAACGACCTGTCTTATATCACTAGTTTAGAGTTCATGCAAGGGAAGTATCCGCACATGGACGGAGAATATCTTAAGAACCGCTGTGTGCGGAACAAAGAAATTCTTCAGGCCAATCTCTACGAAATCGAGCAGGAAATTCAGAAGGTGTCACATCGACCTGAGATTAAGGCCAATCTAAGAGAAGGTCTTGAAGCACTCAAGTCTCTGTTTCCTGCAATGAGAGACTGGTCCCTTTTCAATTCCGAGGGGTTTGACGAGATACTAGATATCATCGACACCGTATTCTAGGAGTTACCATGAAGTGGTTAGCACCAATCTTACTATCTTTGGCAATGTTCCTTTCCGCTTGCCAGACCACAGCACCCACTCCCATTCTGATCCACGGATTGGTAGACCGAAACGACGAGGTGGTTGCTCTTTACGCAGCGTGTACCGATGGTGCAAACTACGTACCAACCAAGGAAGGGTGTGATCCTGAGCTGCTCCAGACTAAGGTCGATGAGACCATGGAGTTCGCGAAGATCTTTATCAGCGGGGATATCAAACAGCCCCAAGGTTACGATGTTTATCTAGCAACTGCGATGATTCATTTCCGCATCGCGCAGCGGACCGAGAACGATTACTCAGAAGCTGAGAGAATTGCCCGTCAGTTCTTTGAGATTCAGAAAGCAAGTTCCGGACGCTCACTCCCGCCCGCTAGGTTTTACTGGGCCGCAATGGCCGCAGGTCACGCCTCATGGCAGTGGCAATACGATAAGCTGGCATTAGATGTAGACCGCAAGACCGAATTGATCGAATGCCTTGCCCAAGCACGTGTGGGCCTTACGGACACAGAGTGGTTGGACGGACCTAGACGAGTTCGACTCGTACAATACATAGAAATCCTAACATTGATTACTAACTCAATTGAGGGATAGCGCGTAGTCTTACCCCGCGCAAAGGGGGAGCGACACGTGATTAGATTAATGGACTCCGTGATAGCCGATTGGGGTTATTACGATTGGGTTTGTGATGACGTACCAGTTAGACAAGTAATGGTACACTTATTTAACGGAATGACCTTCATTATGGACGAAGATGATTTCCTTGCTATCACAGATTACGAGGCAATGTAATGGTCAAGATGATTACGAATTTCAACAAAGAAGACTGTAAGCACTTTAATTGGACCTACTCTCGCGCTTGCTGTGGGAGAGGTACCACAAAGAGTGGGGCGTGTACTATCCCACTAGACAACCAGGGAGCAGAATTGGTGGTCCCTAATAAAGTATGCAGTACTCAAATGAAGTATTGTAACTACGAAAAAAGGGAGGAAGAGTAATGGTCTTCATTCTCAGAAACTACCAGATTGTCGTTGGGCGAGATCGCAAGCAGCCTGTAGAGGGAGATGCTCCTAAGGTGGCTAATGTCACCAGCACTGCCTCCAATAAGCAGGATGATAAGACGGATATTCGATAATCATGGCAGAATTAGGTATCACCTGTCCTCGATCTACCGCTAGTTCGGGGTCAGGTACAATTGAGCTGGATAAGCGTATCCTTGTACGGACCGGGGGGTGTTTCGAGAAAGACACCCCCTTGAGCCTTGATAGTCCTGGTCCAGGCTGGGCTGTGAGTGGGGACTTAGTGACCTACTCCGGAGGTAACGAATTTACCGGTACCTCACAAGTATTCCATAACGGAGATCTACAGCAAACCGCTGCTACTTCCGGAACTGGATGTGATGTTTACTTTGTTAGTGCTAGTGGAAGCACAATTGCTTTTGGGTTTAATATCGATAAAAACGACGCGATACAAGTGTGGAAGTTTGCTTCGGCGAGCGGAACCGCTTAAAGGATAAAACACATGGGCAGAACACTACAAAGACAAAACTTTATCAGATCGACTGCTTCGGGTACAGAGTTCAATGACGAACTCCCGCTGGGTCCCGTAGCTGAGGAGATTCTAAATCCCGCTCAGCTTGGAGACCCAGAGGTTTCTGGTACCATTATTCATGACCTTAACTACCTCCGCTCAGTAGAACGAGACATTAAGGGTGGGGGTTATAGATGGTACACACCCGTTGATCCAGACACTACGCTCTCAGGTCTAGACGAGAGAATTACCAACCTGAGTGTTACCGCAGGTGTGGATCGACAGGGTTGGATTTATGTTACTGATCTTGACGGTCAGGGTGCGGGTATCGTTTCGGACAAGGTTTGGCAGGATTCTGGAAATACTGTTATCCAGTCCGGTACGTCCGACACCACGGACATTGAGCTAGACGTTAAAGCAAGCTACCCACTAATTGAAATCGCAACTCTCTCGGGAGTAGATGAGTTCAACGTGATTAGCGCAACTCTACCCAGAGCGGGAGACGGCAGTCACTATACAGGAACTGTAAACTATTCTCTAGTTAGTGATGCTCCTTATATCATTAAGGCAGAGGTCATTACTCCGGACAACAACGATCCCGATTGTGGGATCGGTGCTTGTGACACCGTTGAGGTGGATTTTGATTCTCCGCCGGAACTCCTAACGCTCTCCTTCACTGGGGGCTATCCGGGGTCTCAGACCGAGCTTAAAGCAGGAGATACCTTCCAGATTACCGGAACCACGGATAAACCCGCCAATGCGGTGTTTGTTCAGAATAGCGATGCGGGTACGGGACAGCTGCTTACATTCACAGAGGGTACCAGCTTCACCGTGACTATGACCATCGCTAACCGAGGAACTTCCACTCAGGCTCTCCACGCTACTGTGAGAGCCAGAAATTCTTCGGGAGGTTTTGGGTCCTACCGAGACACCGATGAGTTAGGGGGTACCGTAGACGGTACAGATCTAGTTAACCTGAACAACACCTACCCCAGTTTTGTAGATAACGGAACTACCTTCCCGGGAGGACAGACCGCGTTTAAGGGCTCTGAGGTAGGTTCCCAGAGCACCACCGTAAACAACGCAGACACCGCTGCGTATACTTCTCCGCACGGTGACTTCACTATTACTGATCCTGGTGTTCTGGCAACGGTTAAAACAATTACCTGTACTAACCCTGGGGATTACAATGATTCCGCAACCAACTTCCGGATCGTGGCTAACCGAGCAGCTAACGACGCAGACGCTACCTTTAATAAGACTATTGAGGTTGCAGACACGGCACCCAGCATCACGGTAACGCAGCCACAAACTAGACTAAGGGCTGACTCTCCAGCAGCACAGTACACTATTACTGCTACAGCAGATCAGAACCTAGTGGCGGCCCCCGACATCGGAATCCCTGTCAGTGGTAACTTTACTGGCGGCGGGTTCGTAGGAGGCCCTAAGGTCTGGACTAGAACTATTGAAATTGAAGATGGAGATGCTACGGGCATCGGGGCTTGGACCCTGAACGCTTCAATTGAGAATAATGCGGGAACCACCAGCAATACTATTAGCGGTGATGAGAACGTGGGAGGTTTTGTTTCTCGTCAGCTAGTCGTGGCCGCCTGGCCTGTCCGTCAAACAGAGATCGGACACAGCGTGGTGGATACCGGAAAACTTCTCTGTGAGAACCTCTCTAAGGGAGGAGATGGGACCAACGGAGGAACAGACTTTTCTTACCTGAACTCCTTAACCGATACCCTAGACTCCTTTACCATTACTCAACCTTCGGGGGTTCTAAATTCAACCGGTAACCTCTGGTATAATCTAGACTTGGCAAATGCTGTTTCCAATACCACAGGCTCCGCAATCATCATCCTGGAGGAAACAGTATAATGGGCGCATTCGAAGACTTCGTCAATCTCGAACTTCCAAAGCGTATTGCTACCAATGAGCACCTGGATAATGGTACAGGTAACCTTCTTCCAGGAAAATATCTCCGAACTACAGGTGTAGGTATTCTAGTAGAAACAGTAGATCCTTCCACCGTAGCAGGAGGGGGCGGGCAACCCTTAAGGAGGGTGTTAGTCCGCACAGGGGGACAAGTTTCCAAAAACACAACAATTGATATTAACGCCCCCGGTCCTGGCTGGACAACAGCCGGGGTCGACGTTTTTTGGGCGGATGGTACAGAGTTTGTTGAAAAGATTCAAGTCTTTCATAATGGAGTGTTAGAACTTTCTGGTGAGGACGCTGTGAGCGATAATGACGTCTATTTCGTAGCGTCCTCCGGATCGTTAGCATTCGAGCATAGAATTAAAAAGAACGACGTCGTGCAAGTTTGGGGTGTAACAGCCTCAGGATAACAAACTCAAATATATAGGAGGTCATCTACATGAGTAGACGAACTATGGTTCTTCAGGATCAGATTCGTTCCACGACTTCCGGTATCGAATATATCGATACTCTCGATCTGTCCCAGGCGGAGGTTATTGTCGACGAGAGCCCTACCGGTGATCCGGTTACTTCTGGTACTCTTATTTCCGACATGAACTTTCTCCGAACCGCAGTTAGAGATATCAAGGGTAGCGCTGTAGAGGTAGATTGGTTTGGACAGGTTGTAGACAACCCAGCCTTTACCACTCTTTCCGGTGCCCGAGGCTCTCTGAATAACATTCACACTTACATCGGCTCTACCGATGACTTTGACACCACTCCCGATTACGATACTCTAGGAGGCCCAGCCCCCGTATTCGTTAACCAGGGTGATCCTGTCAACGTTGCAATTGAGAAGCTGGACGAGGCCCTTGCCACGGTCAGTGGTTCCGCAGCGGGTGAGATTCAGAAGCAGAGACATATTCGAGACGGCGGTAACGTTGCTAAGAACACCACCCTTGACCTTTCCGACCTTATTGCCGGTCAGGCAGGATGGACTTCCGAAGGCGATACCATTATTTGGTCCGACGCGACCGACTTTGTCGAAAACGTTTCTGTGTTCCATAACGGTGTGCTTATGCTCCCCGGTGTTGATGCAAACGCGGACCGGGATGTTTATCACGTAGCTACTCCAGATCAGTTGGCGTTCGAGTTTAGAATTAAGAAGAACGACATTATCCAAATCTGGAAGTTCCCACCGGCTTAATCATTATAAACCATCACCTTTGCGGGTGGTGGTTTACAAGAGGATGAATATGTCTAATCTAGAATTGAGAACAGAAGAACTTAACAAGATGATTTCCAAGCTGCGACTGTTTAGTGAGAAGCTCCGAGATGAGATCTCCTTTAAACAGGGACAGAGGGATCTGGTTAAGGACATGATAAAACAAATGGAAGAGACCGTTGTGTGTATCCAAGAAGAGGAACAATCCCTCTCTGAGGAGAAGGAGAGGAGAAAGAAGGACGCTGAGAATCTTAGAGGCGTAAAGACTCCCAAGGGAAGGAGAAAGAACACCGATGGATAGAGGTAAAGAAAGAGCGGGATTACGTTCTGCGGGGCTACGAAGACTCATGTTGGAGCTTGAGAATAAGAGAGACCGTCTCCTAGACGAAGTGGCTCATAAGCAGGGAGAGGCGGAAGCTGCTGAGCAAACCATTCGAAGAATCCATGAGATGATCCTAGACATTAACAAGGAAGAACAATCTGCGGTGGATTTGGAGAACGCCATTAGGGAGCGGGAAAAGGAGGAGAAAGAAGCTAAGAAAAAGAATGCCCCTCGCAAGAAGAAGGTGGAGAAGACCCTGGACGGGAAAAAGAACTCTACCAAGGCCAAAGAGACTGTGGAACGGGCTAAGCGTGCCAGGGCTACAGCCAGAAAGAAGAAGGAGAAGAAGGAAGACTAATGTCACCCAGACGAACTAGGATCACAGAAGATTCCGTAGAGGATCAGTCGTTTGTAAGCGAGTTCGAATTCAACACGTTCTTCGGCGATGTTGTGATCACGGGCACGACTGGGATTGACGATACTGATGTAACTACAACTTTTGATGGCTACTTCCCCAATCGCGGGTTGATTACCGCGGGATCTGGTATTATAGTTACTACAGGGACTAATTTCGTTCAGATCACTAATACGGGTGCCGCGGGAGTGCCCGGCTCTGGTATCTCCTTAGAAGAGCACGAGACTATTGATAGCCTGGTACACAACCTGGCTGAGACCCAGACCACAGAAATCATCCGAGGCGGTCCTGGAAACAAGGTAACAAACGTAGAGGTTAGAACCGTGCCCGTTACTGGTACTCTAATCCGGAGTACGGCTATCACTCGAAGTGGTGGCAAAGTAACACAGGTGGTGGAAAACCAACACGACGAGGCCGGAGTTGTAATACAAACCCTGACCTCAACAATTAACCGAGTCGGCGGTAAAGTCATCTCGGTAGATGTGGTGGAGACGTAATGACAGTACGAATTGTAGAAGGTGAAGTACTTACATTAGGATCGGTTAGTGGTACAGACGGAACTCCCTTTGGTATCTGGGAGCCGACTAGAGCTGCCCGTGTCTATCTTGAAAACCCAATTGTAATTGACGACACTCACGAGCAGACTGTTATTAACACTACGGCCTCTGGTGCGGGTGTGGTTATTCAGGGCGGGGGTATTGTTTCCGTAGAAACCGGTGGTCAAATTATTACCGTCTCCGGCCCTGAGTTCACAGAACTAGAAGGCGATGATGTAGATTCCATCAATACTCTAACTGGCACAGTGACTATTGATGGCCAGAACAACGCTAACGTAATTACTAACGTACCAAGCAATACAATCTTTATCGACGTTCCTTTTGATGAGGACGACGTAGATTCTATCAACACTCTTACGGGAACCGTAACTCTTAACGGGAGCGACGGTAACACTGTTCTGCCTCCGGCAGGGCAAACCATTACTGTTCAGGGCTTCCGTCCCGAGTTTGTTGCTGCTTCTGGATTCCTTCAGACGCAAATTGACAATCCTCCCGCAAGCGTAGATTCGGTAAACACTCTTACCGGCGATGTTAATATTGCCGCAGGTAACAATATCGTTGTGTCCGATAACGGACTAGACACCATTACCATCGACTCCTTCACGGACGATGACGTGGACTCCATTACTGTTAGTGGTACCACTGTTACGGGGAGTGTCGACATTGGGGGTCTGGGGTCTGTATCCTTACAGGTATCGGGACAGCAGATTACCATCTCTGGTTCTGACTCTGTGGGTACTACAGGGGGTGCGGGCCTTCTCTCCGGTGTTTGGAAGTTTGACGATAGCACTAATGTTGCTGGAAATCCAGGAAGTGGACAGTTCCGAGTAGATAGCGGAGTACCCGCGCTTATTACTGAGATCTCCATCAGCGATGAGACTGAGGAAGGTTTTGACGCTACCAACATTCTAGGGGCTGTTAGTATTGGAGATAGAATCTACGTCCAGCGAATTGAGGATGCTAGTGAGTTCTTCCTATTAGATGTTACCGGTACCCCGGTAGACAACGGTAATAGGTGGAACTATCCCGTAACGGTAGTGGCCAACGGAGATCTAATCGACGATGGTAAGGAATCTACTATTACCATCGCTTTCGGCGGGGCAACCACTACTCAGGTAGACTCTCTAAACTCTCTGACCGGTAATCTCAGCTTAGTCGGCGGTACAAACGTATCCATCACCGACAATGGCTCCGACACCATCACTGTCAATGCGGATGCCGGAGTAGAAAGCCTTAACACTCTGGACGGGGATCTAACCCTAGTGGGTCAGAATACCGTGTCCATCTCTACTGCAGATCCTAACATTACAATTTCCGGTTCGGGAATTGCTTCCCTAGGATTCGAAGATGACGGTATCCCTTACATTGACGATCCTACCCGAGCCGGTAAGAGATTAAGCGTACATCGCCAGCACTTTGGATTTGGTAGAAATGGTAACGCAGACAATACCTACCTACGCGTAGGGGATGCTCTTAACAACGAATCTGGTTGGGTGATGCCCCGAGATGCTACTATTACTGCGTGGTCTGTGTTCTATCCCGGAGGAGCTGCCTCCAAGGGGTTTGAGATTAGAATTAACAACGTAGCTGTGGCTTTAGCCTCAGCCACCGTAACCCAGGATGTGGTTACCCTTCAGAAAAATTTGAATATTGATATTGACGAGGGGGACCGCTTGCAGGTCTTTGTCGTAGCAGCCGGTGGAAATGCAAACGATGCTAACTCTTCCATCGAAGTAGCTTGGAGAAGGTAAATGGGACAGCCAGTAATTCTAGTTAATCAAACAGCAGGCGCGATCGCGCTGGACGATCTAGCCATTACGGTACCTGCCGGGGTAGGAGTAACTTTTGATACTACCGATCTCCTGCAGCCTGAAGAAGTCAGAGCTTCTACTGATTTACAGGTCAGAGTTAATGCAGGAGACATCATTATCAATGATGGTACTACGGATTTAGATCAGAGTGAGAGTCAGGGTTTTATGGATGGTGGCGGTATTGGTGCCGTTGTCCCCAACTCTCAGGCAGAAGTCTCTGTTCAGCAGACGGTAATTAACGAGGGAGATACAATTCTCTCTTTGACCGATGCCATTGTCTCTACCCAGCCCGACCTTATCGTAGTTTCAGGAACCAACGAGGTACAGCTATCCTTACTCGCACCTCCGGATGTTTCCTCGGCGGTTCAGACCAGAAATACCGCCGGTATTACCAATGTTCCTCTCACGTGGACCGACATTACTATGGACACCACGGACGTGGAAACAAACGATACAGTCATCGAACACGACGATGTTGATCGAGACAGAATTCAAATTAAGGCCGACGGCCTTTACCAACTAACCTATGCTGGAGATATTGATGATGAAGGTCAGATTAGGGTTAGAGTAAACGATGCCACTGTTCTTCCTGGCTCTACCAGGGTGTACGGTAATCCTGCGGACGCTGTAGATCTACAAGGGCCGTTAGTGAATGTATTCTACGCCCAACTTTCTGCAGGGGATTTTGTTACTCCTCAGATCCAGGCCCTTTCTACTAATGAGAACTTGAGCTCAGACTTCATTTTCTGTGTTGGTAGATTTGACGGAGCAGAAGGTCCCCAAGGACCGACAGGCCCAGCAGGTTCTCAAGGCAAGAACATGTTCTTTGCTACGGCGGGTTCGGATACTTCTATTAGTAATACCTTTACCGCCGTAAATCTAGGAACTCAAGTTGTAGCGTCCGGCTTCACTCATACTCCAGGTACCTCTGACGTCACTGTAGACGCCACGGGTATCTATGAAATTGAGTACTACATTAACTCAGACAACAATGCGTCTAATACCCGATCTGAAAGTGAGGCCCGATTAGAGCTGAATACTGGTAGTGGTTTTGTTGTGATTCCAGATACCCAGTCAGCTATGTATCATCGCAACACCGCCCAGAACAGGAATTCTGGATCGGCCTCCACAATTACCCTACTATCTGCAGGGGACGTAGTAAGATTAGTTGCAAGAATGGAATCTGGCTCTTCGGTGGGCAGAGCCTTAGGTTTTGGAACAGGCCTAAAGATTATTGACGCAGAGTCCTCCGGGGCGCAAGGAGAGACCGGACCGCAGGGACCAATTGGTCCCCAAGGACCACAAGGACAGCCTGGTAATCCGGAACCTGCTCTTATTGGAAACTTCCCAATTACTGTAGCTTCTGGAGTTGATACTATCACTCTTAGCAGCGTAGGTCTGGGGGGTACGGAGTTTGCCGCCTCTGAAGGGGACAGTTCTACTTCTAGTAATACCCCCGTAAATAAGGTAACTTTAACTACCTCTAGCTTACCTGCCGGTACTTATAGAATTGGTTGGTATTATGAGTGGTCGCATTCCTCAACTGCCTCAGACTTCCGAGCTCGGGTGTTTGTGGATGGCACAACTACTCTTATGGAACAATCCCAGGAACCCCAGGATGCGAGAACAGATCAAAGAATTCCCGCTGGGGGACATGGTTATCTAGCGCTAGGTTCAGGCGTGCATACAGTTGCCTTGGATTTCTGGGCAGAGGGCGGCACTGCTACCATTAGGCGCGCAAGATTAGAAATTTGGAGAACAGCATAATGTCACACCCTTACGTCTACGAGAAAGAGCCAGTAAACGCAGAGCAGTTGGCTGAAGAAATTAGACAATCAAGTATCACCGTCGCTCTAGACAGCGTTAGCACTAATGGGGCTATCGAGGGTATGGGCGCAACTGTTACTGCTACGTTTAAAGCAGAGCTTAGCGACCCTGAGGAGACTACTTTAGAATCTCTAGTCACAGCCCACGAAGCGGACTTCACACCCCCGCCGAATGTATCGGTACACGGCTACATTGGGGAGGGCGGAGCAACCCTAACTGCTCCGATTACAAGAGACGGTAAGTTAAGAGTTCTATCTAGCCACAAGCCTCTGTTTAAGGATGGCAGAGGGTCTTACAACTATTTTGCAGGTAGAGGAGATTTGGTATCTTCTGGTACCGTTGGGGCAGGCCAGCCTATAATGCTTACCGCCGCTTCCGGAGTTACTGATACTTACATTGACGTAGAGTTCATGAACTGCCAGTACCCTCCAAGTGAGGAGATTTGGATCTTCGGAGGAAGCGTTATGTGGCAGGGTGCTACTTTTGGAGACCATTTCTCCCTTCAAATCCGTGCTAAGGCCTCTCCTGTGGTACCAGCAGTGATTGCTTCCGGAATCCCACTCCCTTGCGATTACGATCTAGAGGGAACTAAGATCAAGTACGCAGGTCCGGGTATGGGAGGCTATGCGCTAGGAGGAATGCCTGTGTTTGTTCCTAATTGGAACAACACAGGATGGTGGGATCTGGACGAGCAGGCCATGCAGCCCGTCCCCAACATGACCCAGACCGGAGTCTTCGACTGGCACACAGTTGATACTGAAGTCGGTGACTACATGCACGAACTTCCTATTCTAGGTGATAACTTCGCACCGAACCCTATTGACGCTACCGAAGCGGCCCCTGTTCCGTTTGGACATTACCTTAGAGTCTGTTTGCATTCTGAGGACGGGGACGCTAACCCACAACTAGCAGGTTATTTGAGAATTTATCGAGAGAGATTGGCCTAATGGCAGAACTTAAGCATAATGGTGGAATCGTAGACGCAGTTCTTGAACTAGGGTTCGACCAAGTAAAGTACTTTGAAGGAGATATTGGCTCGACGGCTACCGGTTTTACTATCGACCCGCCCGCCCGTAGACTTCAACTTACTAACCGAAGCGAGAGCGAGGACGTATATTTCAGAGTTAATGGCGGTACAGCCACAACAGATGTAGGATTTGTACCTGGAGATAACATTAAACTCGGTCCCGGTTGTAGCTTCACAATGGACTATGATATTTTAACGGAAATCTCCCTGGTTACAGCAGGAGCGACCGTACCAGTAGAGGGACTACTCGGTTGGAAGGGAACAAGAGGTAATTGTTAATTTGACGATACATAGATAATATCTTATAGTTGTAACACAAAGGAGACTAGACTCGTGAATAAGCTGAATGGAAATACTCTGGTACTAAACCGGAGTTGGATGGCTGTACAGGTATGTTCCGTTAAACGGGCCATAAACCTACTGTACCAAGGACATGCCAAAGCAATTGACCCTGATAGCTATCAGGCATATGACTTTGAAGACTGGAAGGATGTATCTCAGCAGATGGTTGAGGTGGATGCTGGAGAAGTAATTAGTTCCCCAACAGTGAACATCCGTATTCCTCGCGTCATCGTCCTTATGTTTTACGACAAGCTACCAAAGAGACAGGTTCGATTCAGCCGAAAGAACATTTTCGAGCGAGACGGTTGGCAGTGCCAGTATTGTGGGGTGAAGCCTGCAAAAAACGACTTGAACCTAGATCACGTAGTACCACGGGCTAAAGGCGGTAAGACTACTTGGGACAACATCGTTGCCTCCTGCTTCTCCTGTAATGGAAAGAAGGGCTCTAAGACCCTGAAGCAGATGGGCTGGAAGCTGAAGCGTGAGCCTCAGAAGCCAAAGTGGCACCCGACGGTAAGTATTCCGCTGGGGCTAGTTCCTCACAAGGAGTGGGTGAACTTCCTAGATGTTGCTTATTACAATGTGGAATTAGAAAATGACAACGAGCGCGACTCAGATCTTTAACTTTCTTAGAGGGGCGGTCCGTAGTGCTTTCGGTATTGAGGATTTCCGAGGCAAGAGGATCATCCTGGTAGGGATGGACGAGAGAGGCCAGGAGCTTCTTTCTATGCTGTGCCTAGATGATGTTAAGTTGTTCTTTTTCGACAAGAGCATTGTTAATTACAGTCAGGCCCATTTGGTCTGTGGTGGTGTCGAGCCTATGGTTCCGGGCAAAGCCCTGGACGATATCGACATCTTCGTAGACCTAGGGGAGGGCCTGCTGAGTGTAGATGGTAATGTCTCCAAGGATTTCCGAATCGAGGATATCGATGGAGAAGATGCCTATAATCATGGGATCCATGAATACTACTTTCAATAGAAGCGGGGAGACGGGGAGTATGTGTGGTACACTTACTACCACCCGTCCATCAACTGCAGATGCGCCAAGAGTTCATGCAGGGAATTTTAGAGATTGGACTGCTGTGCAACTTTACTAAGGAACAGCTAGAAGAAGTTCAAGATATCCTCTTGGAAGAGCTACCTTATATCGATAACCTCATGTATGAGGTATACGAAAGGACTGGTGATCGGGACATAGCAGTAGCAGTCTGGAACGCCAGTATGGAAAAACTGAGACGCTGGTTGAGTTTGATCACCGGAGTCAAGATCAAATACATTTAGGAGATTATCATGAGACTATTTCTAGCCACTTGTCTCACAAGTCTGTTCATTGCAGGTGCTGCCCTTGCTGGGGGCGGCAACTTTGACGACCAGCAGCAGGAGCAGTACGCTATGACCCAGACCAAGGTCGTAGTTGTCCCTGCAGACAATGGCGGCAACGACAGCACAGCCCTGATCTGGGTAGCTGTTGTAGGCGCGGTCGGTACGCTGGGAGCAGCGGTTATTACTACACGGAATAGAAAGGGGTAAGCATGTCTGTATCTTACTGGCAGGACACTGTCGGACTGACTTTAGATTTAGACGCGGATGTTACAATCATCGGCGGTGGATTGGCTGGTCTATCAACAGCCTACTGGTTAAGTAAGAAGGATCCCAATCTCTCCATCATCGTGGTGGAGAAGGGACAATTAGGACATGGTGTCTCTGGTAGAAACGCAGGGTTCATTACATGCGGTTCCACCGAGCACTTCTCTCGTATGACAGCCGCATACGGGGAAGGCAAGGCAGAAGAGATTTGGAAGTTTACTGAATACAATCACAACCTGATGAGGGAAGAGTTCGGGGTTGAAAAACTCGAAGAGCTTTGTGAGTATCGTAATCTGGGAAGCTGGACACTGGCAGCCACAGAGCACGAGATTGAGGTAACCAAGGCTACCGTAGCCGCGTTACAGGAAAAGGGAGTTAACGTCGAGTGGAAAGACGAAGCCTACCCGGGAACCGAAGGTTTCCACGGTGGTGCTTTCTACGCAGATGATGGTGAGATTCACCCAGCCAAATATCTATGGCATCTCGGTCTTAGGACAGGAGACGCTGTAAGCATTATGGAGAATGCAGAAGTTTTCGGGATTGATGAGGAGGAAGGCAGTCTAGTTGTTAGGACCAATAAGAAGAGAATTAAGACAGAAGCTATCGTGGTTTGCACGAACGCTTGGTCCGGACAGCTGTTCCCCTGGTTCCAGGACAAGATCGCACCTACGCGTGGCCAGATCATCGTTACTGAACCGGTTGACCACTTTCTACAGCCATCCTACTGCAGCTTCGTACTTGACTACTTTCGGCAGCTTGTCGATGGCCGGGTTCTCATTGGTGGTTTCAGAAACGCCGATGTGGAAAGGGAGGTTGGATTCTCAGATGAAGTCAATCCTATCATTCACGAGAAGTTGGAAGGTTTTCTTAACGACCACTTTCCCGCTCTCCGCGGGAAGCGAATCGATTATCGCTGGTCTGGGGTTATGGGCTTTGCTGCTGATGGATACCCATTGGTAGGATCGCTCCCGGAAGACCCCAGGATTTTCTACAACGTAGGATTTACAGCACACGGATTGGGTTTCACGTTTGCTACAGGAGAGTTAACAGCAGACCTGATACTCGCGGGACAGGACCCTGGAATTTTCTCAGGGAGGAGGTTTCAGTAAGTCCTAAATAGAATCCCCGATACCAAAATGCCTACTCAAATATGAAGCGGGTTCTGTAGGCGTCCCGTTTGTAGGAGGACGAAATGATGTATGAGAAGCAGTTCGTAATTGCGGTGCTGCACGACGGTTCCCCAGTAAGGGAAATCGATGGCAAGGTAACCTTACCGTTCGGTTCTGAATATAAGGTTAGACTTAAGAACAAGAACAATGTTAGAGCAAAAGCTCGCGTATGGATTGACGGAAGGAAGGCTTCTAATCTAGGAGACTTTATCCTTAACCCTGGTGAGACTCTAGATCTAGAGCGATTCCTGGACGAAAGCATGTCGGAGGGACGTCGCTTTAAGTTTGTACGGGCTTCGGATAGACGTGTAAACGACCCCACTGATCCTGATAATGGCACCATTAAGGTGGAGTTCTATAAGGAGCAGACTTTCAAGATTGATTGGAATCCCCCTGTAAGACCTATCAAGCCCCTACCAAAGGGTAACGGTCCTGATTGGTGGTATACTACTAACACCAACACAACGGGAGGAAACCCCCGAAGAGGAATGGCGACCACTACTTGCTATGCCTCTAACAGCATTAGCAGCAGTACGCTTTGCAGTTCTGAACAAGCAGGAGCTACTGTAGAGGGCGGACACTCTAGTCAGAATTTCGTCATTGGTGACGATTTCGATACAGAGGTTTTCCCCATCACCCTGACACTGAAGGTACAGGGACCTCGTAAAGGTGCTGAGATTTCACCCCCACGTAGGCCACAACCTCGTGTTAAGTACTGCGGAAGCTGTGGAAAGAGACGCATGAGGAGAGACAGATTCTGTCCCCATTGCGGAACTAAGTTCCCTAGCAAAAGACGTAGAGAATAATTAAACCTTCCCTCTCCCAGCTTCTAGCCTGATGGTTAGCGGCGGATGAGGAGAGGGCGGGTACCAGGAGAATTCGATGGAAGAATGGAAATCCATTATCTGTGATTCAGACCAGTGCATGAGTGAGATGTTTGTGCCTGAGAATATGAGAGCTGCGGATAACAGTTTAAACGATGCAGCGTTACAGAAGTACAAGATCTACCCAGATGTAGACAATAACACAGTAACTCAATTCACATGTCCGAGGTGCGGCAAAGTTACGACTTGGGGAGTTACCCGAAGGAATATTGCCAAACAGCTATACGAAAGATATAACCAATGATTGAAGACGCAATGAAATGGTTGATGACTGAAGGTTCAATTCAGCACAGCATTTGGTTTGTTTATGTGACATTCCACGACTTGATACAGTGGGGAATAATGGCTATAATTGGATTAACCGCTTATGGGCAACGAAGACACAAGAAGGAACTTCAAGAACTCGTTGAGGAACTAAAGAATGAATTGGAACACGTCCACGACGAAATCCATATCCACTTGGGAGAACCCTATGGTGAAGAAAATGAGCACCGACGAGTTTATCGCTTGGCGGAATCTGTACACGAATAGATTAGATACGCTAAAAGCTATCGTGATCCAGGCTACGTTTGACGCCAAACAGGGCGTCATCAGCGAAGAAGAAAGAGATGAGACCATTGAAACGGTCAACGAGGAGATCAAGGGAATCATCGAGTGTGGTAAGATCTTAAACCATTTGAAGAAAGGTGATTAATGTGAGCATTATGAATCGGACTTACAACGTGCGCTTTCTCCGTGAGAAAGAGTTTGACGGAATTATCGAATTAGGAAATCGAGTGTTCGGAGATAACTACCTGAACCAAGAGCTTCTGGAAGAGTATCTAAAGAGAAGTACAAAAGACGGTATTAACTGCAGCTTCTCCTTAACTCTGAATGAGGGAGACGAGGTTCCTGAGCGCGTCATTGGTTTTAGAATTACCTGGGCTCCCGGTTCCTGGATTGATTCTTATGAAATGGAACTCCACCCGGAAGAGTGGGGATTCGATCCTGAGAAGGTAGCTTATATGAAGTCCAACTGCCTGGACGAAGAGTTCAGAGGTAGTGGTTTTGGACGGATGCTTTTGGATCGTGCAATTGCAGAGACCAAGAGACAAGGGGCGGAGGCCGCCCTGGCCCATATCTGGATGCACAGTCCAGGTAACAGCGCATTTCGTTACTTCTCCCGAGCAGGCGGTAAGCTTGTCCGGGAGTACCCAGGTTATTGGGTAGATTTTCATGGGGAGGATTCTCCCTGTGTGAGGTGTGGTGCGGGGTGTCAGTGCACCTGCGCTGAAATGATTTTAGATTTTGCGAACCACGAGGAGTTAGGTAATGTCTAAGAAGTTAGAAGGGGGCGTCTGGGTAGTCGTTTGTGATTTCGCGGATGACGAAGGTAAGCCCTGCGATCTGGGACACGAAGGTGATCCAGCAATGTTTGTAGACCCCGACGGAGGCAAGAACCCCGAGATGCATTTCCAGTGTGGTAGGCATCACGGTATTGTAAAGCAGTCCGAGAAGGAAGAGTACCAACTCCCCGAGGGAGTAGAGACTCATGAGCCACAAGGATTACACACGGCCGACAAGATTGGCGTAACCCTGGATGGATTTGAGCCGGACCTGGGCGGAAAGGTCTGGGATGGAAAGGAGAAGCCAAGTGACGGACGAGACTAACGAGAACGAGAACGCCACCCTACGAACGGGTAATTATGTTATCGAGCTTTCTAATGGCCCAAGTGTGGTCTCTCGGATCGAAGAGCAGAGCGGAGCCAAGCAATGGATCTGCACCTGTCCTGATCCGGAAGCAGCAATGACAGTAGTCGAGGGATTGATCCTGGTAGAGAACAAGAGATTCTACTACCCAGACTCCAAGCCCACGATGAACTTTGAAGAAAAGACTGATTAATGAAGATCGGTGAAGCTTTACTGGAGAGAGACCATCTCAATGGTCGCTTAGACGCTCTAGAATCGCGCCTGCGGGACGATGCAGAGTCGGGTCGACCCCTGACTCACATTCTCGAAGAAATGCAGGTAGCAGCTAACAGAGTGCTTGATCTTCAGAATTGTATTGACTGGACGCTGCAGCACTTGACAGTTGAGGGCAAAGCTCTTGGTACATACGTAAACAAGTCAGACCATATGCAAAGATTGGCTGACTTACTAGAAACTTCCGCTTCTCCTGAAATGAGGGAGAAAGCGGATGACCTTCATGAAGCCAAAAAATCAACCGATGTGTTGATTCAAACTATATACTGGGCTTATGATTTGCAGATACCCGCAACGGTATCCGAAGAGCCCGAGGAGGATGACTAATGGGATTCTTCATTCGGCCTAAGGACTCTACTCGTGACGACGAGAAGGGACTTAATCATGTTGAAGCCATTGGCGTAGTACAGTCCTACGAGGACGAGTACATGGAAGTCACCGGTCACACCCCTGAGAATGTAAACTCGGGAGCGATTCACAGACGCGGTGGTGGACGACGACCAGGCCCCGGTAATCTACCAGGAGTTAAGTAAGCATGTCTGACCACAGAATTGTACAATGTTTTGGCACTAAGAGACGACCGCACAAGGAAGACAAGCCTTGCAGGCGAAGATTCCTTTGGACAGCAAGAGGCAATGGCAAGACTCAGTTTGGTAGAAAGGGTACACAAGCTTGTCCTCATTGTGGCACTATGCCCGATTTCAAGCACCCATTCAACCGATATCTCGCTGGCGAAATTGAGGAAGATGAAGCAAAGGCAATGATGCCAGATTTCATCGAGAATTTAAAAAAAGCGCAGGGAGAAAAATAATACTTGACAAATGCTGATTTCTGTCTTATTATCACAGGGACCGAAGGCGAAAGGATAAGATAGTTATTAGTATAGTATAGGTACGGTCCTATAGTATAGATATTGTAATACAGGCGGCCAATTTTAGGAGCTATTTTTAGATGCAGGAATACTTAGATTTACTATCTTTTGTAAGAGATAATGGTACCAACAAGGAAGACCGAACAGGTACCGGAACACGCAGTCATTTTGGCTACCAGATGAGGTTCGACCTCGCAAGAGGCTTCCCGCTGGTAACCACAAAGAAAGTTCATTTCAAATCTGTTGTACATGAACTCCTTTGGTTTATCTCAGGCGACACGAACATCAAGTACCTCAAGGAAAACGGAGTTCGGATCTGGGATGAGTGGGCTGATGAGAACGGAGACCTCGGTCCTGTCTACGGCAAACAGTGGAGGTCGTTTGACGCTAAGGGCCTCTACGTGGATCAGCTGACGGACGTGATCCGGCAGATCAAGGATAACCCCACGTCGAGACGCCACATTGTCTCCGCTTGGAATCCTGCTGAGGTCGATGACATGGCTCTCCCGCCGTGCCACATGATGTTCCAGTTTTATGTTAACGACGGACTGCTGAGCTGTCAGATGTACCAGAGAAGCGCTGACGTTTTTCTAGGAGTACCATTCAACATTGCCAGCTACGCACTGCTGACGCATATGGTTGCTCAGGTTTGTGACCTCGGAGTTGGAGATTTTGTACACACGTTTGGCGATGTACATATCTACAACAACCATATGGATCAGGTCAATCTTCAGCTGGGCAGAGAGCCTCTGCCCCTTCCGAGATTGGCACTTAATCCTGATGTAAAGAACATCGAGGATTTCAAGTATGAGGATATTCTTCTGCTTGATTATGAATACCACCCAGCTATTAAGGCGGAGGTAGCAGTATGATTTTGTCAATGATCGTAGCGTATGCCAAAGATTCTGAGGACCGTCAGGTTATCGGCAAGGATAACGAGCTTCCTTGGAAGATCAAGCAGGATATGGTTTGGTTTAGGGAGCAGACTTCTGGCAACGCGATTGTCATGGGACGTAAGACCTACGAATCTATTGGTCGAGTTCTTCCGAAGCGTCTCAATATTATCGTAACCAAGGACCCCAACTACAAGGTAGAGGGTGCGCACGTTTTTACAGACCTCGATGAGGCTCTTAAGTTTGCTTGTGATAGTGGACTAGAGGTATTCATCATTGGCGGTCAGAGTATCTACGAGCAGTGCATTAACCGGATCGATAGACTCTATGTAACCTTTGTCAAAGACAAGAAGTTTGAGGGCGATGCTTTCTTTCCTAAGTGGACTAAGACAGACTTCAAGGAGATCCAGAAAGAGACCTCCAAGGACGACACTGTCGGGGATGTAAACTACAGCATCTTCCAGCGTATTAAATTTACTGGAAAGAAGGTTGACCCGCTCCCAAATTCCACGTATAATATTACTGGGATGGGAATGTAATGTCCTCATTCCGAGCAATCGTTAATCTGGACGAGGACGGAGACGTTACTTGTTTCTGTCCTTATGAGAATTACCTGAAGGGTAACTGCAGCTGTCGTGATAAGTTCGATTGTCCAGAAGCTATGATTGACATTACAGTTTTGCCAAACTCTCGCCCGTCAGAGCAGGCGCGGACCGAGATCAAGAAAGTTACCAAGAGCTTGAAGGATTCTGAGCGCGAAGTTAAGAAGGCTAGCGACAGAATCAAGCAAGGTCTTAGTCATTTAGAAAAAGCCACTAAAGGCAACCGTTGGAGGATTTAAACGTGGTCGAGATTTTAGGTTTAGGGGTTACAGCCCAGGTAGGTAAAGATACTGCTGCGGATTATATCGAAGAGAATTATCCTGGGGCGAAGCGAGTGGCTTTCGCTGATAAGGTTAAGGATGTAGGCATGATGCTTTTCGGACTTAGCTGGGAACAGTGTTACGGAGAGGTAGATATCAAGGAGAAAGTAGATCCTCGATATGGTATTACTCCCCGAGAAATCTTGCAGGGAATTGGTGAGAAGATGCGGGAGATTTATCCCGACATCTGGGTAGACACTGTGTTCTACACCACCGTTCCGGAATTGCAGGAACAAGGGTTTGATAAGTTTGTAGTATCGGACGTCCGATATCCGAATGAAGCGGACAAAATCCAAGAACGCAACGGCGAGGTAGTTAAGGTCCAGCGCGCAGCAGGCGGTGTTTCTGTAGGAGCTAATCACTCTAGTGAAACCGCGATGCGCGAGTATGCTGAGGACAAGTACTTCGCAATTGTGAACAATGACGGTACACTGGAAGAGTTTTTTGCCAGCATCGATACCCTCGCGCAGGAGCTAGGATGGCAAAAATCGAACGCAGAGAAGGGACAGACACTGACGGAAGAGGCCTAGGCCATTCTTTCGCAGCTGACAATGTAGAACGAGGCACCCCTGAGGGTAATCAGTTCATTAAGCGTAGACCTACCTACCCGCTTGGTGACAACCCCCGTGGTAGAGAGATTCGCTGGAATGACCAAGAAGCAGCGGATCAGAAGGGTGACATCTTTAGAGCTTACCAGGGTCTAGTACCTATTGAAGGTCAGGATCCTTTCGCGCCTAAGCGCGTGATTCGTGTAGGAAGTACTAAGGAGCTTCGTCCTGAATCTCCACCCCGATCCATTGATCAGGCAGCTATCGAGTCCGCTCAGAATTCCATGCGCGTGCAGCTGGGCAACTCTGACTTTGGGGCACTGTTTCCCACAGCCACAGTGACCGAGCCTGCACCAGGAGCTTCCGTGTCCCGAGGTTCTCGTATTACCGTTAGGGTTACGGGTACCCACATTCTTTCTGTTATGGCCGCTACCCTCTATGTAGACGGTAAGCCTGTGGAGAGAAAAGAACTCCCTCGCGGAGAACAGGGAAGTACACCGAACGCAGAGTTTATATTCTTGTATGATATCCCAGCGGACAGAGCGCTGGGTACTATGTCTATTGAGGCAAGAGTTTTTAGTATCGAGACTTCCCCGCAAGGACCAATTCTCGATGATGCACAGAACGATTTCGAAGGGCAGTTTAGAGGCGCAGTGGGTTCTCAAGACGGACGACTCCGACAAGTCGGGGGAACGTCTAAGACTGCACCTCAGTTGGAAGTTTATCCCAACCAGTTCCTCCGAACTCCCGAAGGCATCTCAGCAATCGACGTCACCGTCATCTAAGGAGCATTAAGTGCCTAAGAAGAAGAATAGCCCGAAGACCACTCTGAATGTGGACGCGATTAAGCGCGATTCAAAGAAGGTCGGAGATCAGATTTCTAAAGCTAACCCCGAGCTGTTTGGTAGGGAGTTAGATCCGGGAACTTCCCGGCGCGAATCAGCACTTGAGCAGGAGATGGGTTCTGCCAAGTACAAGAATATGATTCACGAGCACAACGATAAGAACAAGCACATTCTAGACAGACTACCCTTCACCTTCCCTAAGAAGAGCGTAGTGCGTTCTCACCGAAGCGATGTACTCGTTGAGTGTGTAGAGTGTGGTTACCAGAGCTATGGATCAGAACACACCTATATGAAGATGTGTGACCAATGTAAGAAGTCCACTAAGGTTATCAATCCTGAAGCAGAAGCAAGAGGGGAAGACAGAGACTTTACTCCCGGGTTCTTAGCAACCGCGTCAGATATCCTTGAGATGCGCGAGAAGCGTAGGAAAGAACGAGAGGAGCAGGACAAGAAAAAGGACTGATTGTCTTGCATAATTTGTAAATTCCTGTTATAATTGGGTTGAAAGGCAGGAGGATGTAATGAGCGATAAGAAACAATGGCACTCTTGGGTAATCAAGAGGAACAGATATGAGAATGTTATCGGGCACATAAGAGAGAACGTCCCCGAAATCGACAAGTATTTTTACCCTCTCGTCAAGAAAGAGTACCAAACGAAGAGAGGTGTTCGTGTGAAGGATAGACCCCTATACGAGGGATATCTCTTTGTTCGTTACGACAACCATGACGAAGTATTTCACAAGATGAGCCAGTATCCCTTCGTAACTACATACGCAGGGCTTGTTTCAGATGACGAGATTGCCCACATGCAGGAAGCGCAGGGCAAGCTCCTGACGGAGATTAAAACCAGTAGGTTTACTCCTGACGAGACTGTGGTACTTCTCGACGGTCCTTTCAAGGACTTCGAGGGTAAGGTCACAGCCGTTGAAGGGGACGTCGTAAAAGTGCAGGTGGACGCTCAGCTGCTCGGCAAAGCTGTCGAGATGGTTTTCCAGGAGGATTCTCTGGAGCGAAAGAGCGAACTGCAAAACACTGAAGTACAGGACATCTAAAATGCCAAGAGGACGCAAACCCGGATATAAGCATTCCGATGAGACCAAGGCTAAGATGCGAGAGGCCAAACTCGGTAAGACTCGTTCTGAAGAGGATAAGGCTGCTATCTCGCAGGCTCGTCGGCACTCCGATCTAGAAGCCCGCTGTATGCAGCGGTTTCTGGAGATGAGAGCGGAGTATCCTGGCTGTGAGGATTTTTTCGATTCGAATAAAGCCAAACTTCTTTTTGCGATGCGTGACATCAAATCCGAGAAAGAATTACGAGACATCAGAAAGTATATTGAAACCACACACTTAGAAGATGTCCCACAAGTATGCTTGCAGTACCAATACGACAGCACGTCGATCTACGAGCAAGAAAGAGCTATGGTAGACCTAATTGATGCCGCAAATTTCCTCAGGAAGACTCTCAGTACCAAAGACGAAAACCTTCTACTTCACTGAAATACTTAGACAAACTGCTTGTCTATTTAATTAACTGCCTTTATAATGAGGGGTGAACTGTCTACAGTTGACCTCCTCTTTATCTTTGTACGGGAGGATTCATGGCAAAGAAACCAGAGATCGATTCTGAGGAACTGGATAAGAAAGCCCAGGAAGACCCCGGCAGCAAGGGGTATAATAACCCTAACAGCCGCAAGAACTTAAGACAGTATCGAGAGCCTGTCGTCCCTGAAGTCCTTGATTCAGATGGGGAGGACGACGCACAGGCACAAGAGATTACAGCAGGGCGGAAGCTAAGTCCGGCTATGATCAAGAAGTTGATTCCTCAACGGGGAGTATTCACACCTGCAGAGAAAAAACGATTCACAGGAATCGTGGTTCAGTATCTGACAGACTTTAAGAACGAGGAACCTACAGCAGCTGACGTAGACGACATCTTTGAAATTGCTAAGAGCGATATTCTCGAAATGAGACTGCTCCAATCTACAAAGAGCGATCCACAAGGCCATATTGCCGTAGCGCAATCACTAGAGAAGATTTACAAGAGAAAGCAAACTGCTAAGGAAAATCTTTCTAACCGCAGAGTAGACCGAAAAGACTCCAGAGCCAGTTCGGACGTCAACATCGTAGACCTAATCGTGCAACACGACAGGCTATTGAAGAGCCAGCAGCAAGAAAAGGTACAAGCCCTTCTAGCTGAGGAAGAAGAGACTGCCGCACAATTAAATAAGGTTCTGGACGATGACGGATACTAATGCTGACAGAAGACGATCCCCAATTTCAATCAGCCGCATCTGATCTGATTGAGTTCTACAGACAATACCCCGAGATAGCCGCAGAGGACCTACTGAATATCAAATTATCAGGGATTCAGAAGGTAGTCTTGCGGTCTATGTGGTTCAAGAATTACGTGATGGCGATCATGTGTCGTGGTGCCGGTAAGACGTTTCTCCAGGCTGTGCTCGCTTGCTTGAAAGCCATGTTGTTCCCGGGACATCGTGTAGGACTCATCGCCCCTACCTTCCGTCAGTCTAAACTGATCTTCGAAGAATGCAATCGTTTGTACCAGAGGTCCCCGATTCTACGCGCGGCCTGCGAACGAAAGCCCACCCAACAATCAGACAACTGTTATATCAAGTTTAAGTCAGTAGCTGGACAGCCTGGTTCATTGGTTCAAGCTATCCCCCTGGGAGACGGACATAAGATTCGTGGTTCCCGCTTCTTTACCATTGTCTGCGATGAGTTTCCTCACATCCCTGAGGAGATCTTTAACATGGTCATCCGTCCGATGGCCGCTACCGTTTCTGATCCGATGGAAAACGTCGAACGTCTTGAGCGACAGCAGGTACTTCTTGAGAAAGGATTAATTACTCAGGAGGAAATTGATGCTGAGGGTAGTGCGAACCAAATCATAATCACGTCGTCCGGCTATTTTACGTTTAACCATATGTACGAATTGTACAAGGTATACCGGGATGAGATGAGAGCTGGGAACGAGAAGTACGCAGCGTTCCGAGTCCCTTACAGACTCCTCCCACCAGGCTTCTTGGATAAAGATAATATCGCATCCGCGAAGCGAGAAATGTCGAGCCTCGAATTCCGTATGGAGTACGAGGCTGCGTTCATTCCTGATACAGACGCCTTCTATAAGGCTTCCCTCTTGGAAGCTTGCAGCAACACAAGTTTCTCAACTCAGGTTGCGGGAGAACATGGAAAGTCTTATTGTTTAGGTATAGACCCTGCGAGAAGTGAAGACTCCTTCGCTATCTGCGTAGTGGAGATTGGACAACCGGCTAAGATCGTCCACGCGTTGGAGATCCAGAAAATGCCGTTTCCTGAGATGGCCCGCACCATCGAGAATCTCTGCTCCGCATTCAATGTGACGCATATCTATATGGATTCCCAAGGTGGTGGTATGGCCATCAAGGATATGCTTGCAGAGAACCCCACGAGTCACGAAGCTGGTCCGATTTTAGATCCAGATGATGAAGTTCATATGTTGAAGCCCGGTCGTAAGATCCTTACGCTGTGTAATTTCAGCACTGATTTCATTTCAGAATCTAACTTTGCCGCTTTGCGATTACTAGAACATCGAGATCTACTATTCCCTAGCGTTCCTAAGGATTACGAACCTAGCCAAACTCAGGAAGAGTCCTGGCAGACGATCCGAGACATGAAGACTCAGATGCAGACAATCGAGCTGACTGAGACCCCTACAGGAAAACACCACTTCGATGTGCCGAAGGGTGGCGGACATGGAAAGCAGAAGAAGGACTTGTATACTGCTTTCATGTTGGCCGCTAGGTGCATCTATGATATTATTTGGACTGAGGGATTGCCCGACAGCATCCTTCACCAAGGTGGAGTATTTAAAGGTCGCACACGCGACAAGGCACAGGCAGCGGTGGAAGACGCTCTTGGGGGAGACATCCCGCAGGTACTCAAGGACAAGATTGAAATTGCCCAAGATCCCGAGGGATTCAAGAGACGTATGGTTCAATCTATGTCCCATCACCGTCACGTGCGAACTAGTGGTGCTGCGGTTTTGACGCCGAAGCCTAAGAAGAAGGGGAGATAAATGTCGAAGGACGTTAAGGACAGCTTGAATGCGAATTTAGAGAATGCCTCCGTCCTCTCACACGAGGAGGTTGCCCCTGGGCAGCACTCCCTTGAAATTGAGGTAGGCCCTAACGGCAGACCCGCTAAGGAGCTAGCATTTCTGACAGGAGACGGTGCTGAGCCGAATCCGATGAAGTTCTGGGAGGGTGGTCGTAATATCTCCCGAGACTGGCTACGAAGAGTTGATCTTGATCTACTTATTGGTAAGCCACAAGTTACCCAGGCACGACCTGAACAGCTTTACGACACAGCAATTAATACGTATCATTCTCAAGGACAGATCGGTACGATTATCGACACCTTGACAAACTTTGCTGCCAAGGGATTTAAGAACGACATTGATGATCCTAGCATTAAGCTGTTTTACGATACGTGGGCCCGTGAGATTAATTTTCATGAGACCGTGGAAAAAATCTTTTTTGACTTCTTTCGCGTAGGCATGGTACGCACCTTTAAGATTGCAGGAAAATTTGATCCTAAACTAAAGCCAGAAGACTTCGACAAGACAATCAAGAACACCGCTAAAGCAAATCAGTTTAAGACTACATCTGATATGCAAGAGCTACAAGCACATACAGAGTGGGCTGCTGCTAAGAAAATTTGGTCTAAGTCTTTTGTTCCCCTTCAATATACAATTCTAGATCCGAGACTAGTTCTCATCCAAGGACCTCTGCTATTTGATCAGACTGAGACGTTCCTTAAGCCTGAAGCTTTCAAAGAGCTTCGTAAGATGCTTAAGAACCCCTCTAAGCTGACCAAGGAGCAGAGGTCTTTTCTTAACAGCCTACCGAAAGAGCTTAAGGATCAGGTTGCGAAGAACAAGCCTGTTAAGCTACCTCCGGAGTTGGTAGGTAAGTGCGATTACCGCAGACAGGACTACGAGCGGTACCCAAAGCCCAAGCTTGCTAGGGCTCTGGACGACATCCGCTACAAGGAAGAGTTGAAGAAGGCAGATTACTCGACTCTTGATGGTATCACCAACTACATTCTCAAGATTACCATTGGTAATGATGAGCATCCGGTGACTGACCAGTCCCAGCTAGAAGCAATCGCTAAGCTGTTTGATACTTCTAGCAAGAGTTTCGACATCGTCTGGAACCACACCCTAGATGTCGAGAAGATCACATTCCCTGAGATCGATAACATTCTTGGACAAGGTAAGTTCGAGCAGGTTAACGATGATCTTAGCACGGCGATGGGTGTTACCCGTGCGCTTCTAGATGGGCAAGTCGCAGGTAATGCTAAGGCAATTGAAGCTGCAACCAAGGCTTTTGCAGAGGAGATTAATTACGCGCGCCGCTGCGTAACGCGGTGGATCGATAACGAATATGAAGAAGTCGCTCTTGCTATGGGCTTCACCCGTTATCCCAAGGTTCGATTCGACGAGAATACTCTCAAGGATGAGATTATGCTGATGAGCGTAATCCAGGGTATGATTGATCGACGCATCATTTCTTACGAGACTGGTATCGAGAAGCTAGGATTCGATTTCGCAAACGAGTATGCAAACATGATGCAGGAGTCGCCCGCAGTTCAGGCAGGTGTACTTGGTATCATCGGTTCTCCGTACAACCCCAAGGTCGTACCTGGAGAGGCAGCACCTACAGGAGATGGAACGCCTGGTGGTAAGCCCACTACCGTTACTGAGAAGGATCTTACTGACTTCCAAAAGAAGATGGATGAATCCATTCAGGGTCTTACGGATCAGATTCAGCAGATTCAGAGAACACCTAAGGGAACACCGAGCGAGGGTCGCCCCCGAAAGGGACGCGGCAAGCCTCGCGCGAAATCCACAACACCAAACACAAGGCCTAATAAGCCAAAGAAATCTACGTAAGGAGGATAGCAATCCATGGCTGATAAGAATAGCGTAGAAGAGGGTAACACCCCTCTGGACTTCCTCAAGGAACTGAGGGAGTTCGCGATTGATTTGAACGAAGATTGTCCTGAAGGACATCGAAAGGACCCCGCAAGTGGGAGATGTCTACCGATGGGTAGTATCGACCACACCGCTGAGAGCCGGAGCGTCAATGTTGACCACGGCCCAGAGTGGCGCGGTGAGAAGGATAAGACGGAGACTACTACCGTAGTTCCGCGATCCGAGGTCGCGATCGATGCATCTGAGATGGACGAACCGGAGTCGTGCGCAGCTGGCACGACTTTTTCTTTTATCCAGCGACGCTGCGTAACGTTTGAGGAGGCTGAGGCCGAGACAAACGACGAGTTCGCTATGACTGAAGACAACGAATACATCGAGGAAGAGGCCGCAGCTCCGGGTGTCGGCGGTCACCAGGAGATCGTTAACATCGATCCTTCCGGACGCCGAGACACCATCAATTTCCGCTGCCCGCCTAACCAGATGTTCGACTTCAAGCGGAGAGAGTGCATTCCGCTGAACAAGGACACTGTTATGGCTGCAGAGGCTTCTGAGCTGACTGAAGAGGAGAGGAGTGAGCTTGCTCGTTACCTGCACGGTAAGGTTGCAATGACTTCCCCAGATCCTATTGACGGCCACACTCACCTCGCCACTCTAGACGCTGAGGGTAACGGTAAGACCTCCCTCTGCGGTTATGGTGATGAGGCTCATTCCCATGATGTATCTGACTATGTTGTCCAGGACCACAAGGGTAAGGAGTATACTTCCCGACACTTTGGTCACGCAGTACCCCAGGAGGTTTACGAGTACGGCGAGGACGATGTAGCAGTAGAGGCTGTAGCAGAGGAGGCTGAGGTCGAGACCGCAGCACCGATTACCTCTAAGCAGCGAAATGCTCTACCTGATAGCGCGTTTGGTGTTCCTGGAAAGAGAAAGTTCCCACTAGATACATGTGCACGTGTAAGAAACGCAATGGCTCGATTTAACCAGGCAAAGGATCTTACTTCTGGGGAGAAGGCTTCCCTTCGAAGAAAGATTCTCGCCCGCGCCAATGCTTGTGATATCGAAGTAACCAATTTTGCAAAGGCTGAGACTGCAGATGAATTTGCCGCAGTCGTTCGTGAAATGATTCAGCCCATCCGAGAGGAGGCATCCGCAGCGCGCATGGCTTCCTACGAGAGTGAGCAGGCCTCAGGGGGAAACCAGGGTCCTTGCCCACCAGGAATGGAGTGGAGTGCTGAGTCTAAGCGATGTTCCAAGATGCGCGGATTCTATGACGCTATCAAGGACGAGGCCAACCATGCCGACATTGTAAAGAACCAGCCTGCTGGACGACGTGATACTGTTAACCACGACTGTCCTCCGGGCCAGGTATTTGACTTTGGTAATCGCACCTGCATTCCTATGGATACGAATGCTCACCCGGGTCGCCCGGGAGCAACCGCTTCTGACGAGGATGCAGCACAGCGTGATCTCGCACCGTCCCCAGAGGGACAGCCTGTTCGACTTCCAGTTGACTGCCCTGCGGGCACCATCTGGAGCCGACGTCGAAAGGAGTGCATTCCTCTAGACAGCAGCAAGAAGACCAAGTCTGCTGAAGAAGAGGCCGCCCTGCCTGAGTTCATGAAGAAGATCATGGAAAAGAAGAAGAAGGGCAAGGACGGAGATAAGAAGAAGGAAGAGAAGAGCGAAGAAGTAGACGAAGCACAGACTACCCCGAATGGTAACGGTGGCAAGTCGGGTCCAGGTTGTCCTGAGGGACAGTTCATGAACCCAGTTACCAAGAAGTGCATGCCCCGAAAGGGAGCCTTCAAGGGTAAGTCGGAGACCGAGGAAGCTGATGCCAAGCCGGGAAACAGAGAAGGACTAACTCCCGCGCCGGCAGGAAAGGTTCAGCACCAGAGCGATTGTCCCCCGGACACCGCTTGGGATGCTAAGAGCAAGACCTGCCGACCGCTAAGTGAGATGGACAAGAGTCGCCCCAGCGGTAGCAGCCCTCAGAATCCGAAGAGCGTAGCATCTGTAGAGGATGTTGTAGAGAACATGTCTCTAGCTAAGATCATCGCCGCCCTTGATGAGATCATTGCAGCAGAACTTGCAGAAGGACGAACCGAGAAGGCAGGAATGAAGGTGGCCGCGAAGGATCTTCCTAACGAAGCGTTCCCACCCTCTCTTGTTAGCACTACTCGCCGAAGCCTGATGCATCACAGCCCAGACGTAACCGATCCTTACGATACCGCGTCCGTGGACACTGCGCGACTGCGCAATGCCCTGGCCCGGTCATCTAAGATCGATGGCTTCGCTGAAAAGGCCGTCGCCGACGCACAGGAGCATCTCCTGTGGCACGCGCGCCAGCTCGTATCGGCTCACCTGGGAAAAGCGTAAACGGATGGTCTGACAAAAGTCAGATTACAAACCCTCAGGAGTTCCATCCACAGTGCAGACCTGAGGAAATCTTTGATCCCAAATCCGGCTCCTGCATCCCTCTGACTAACGTCGAGGGTGCAGCGCCGGTGGGAACGCTTGAATGTCCAGAAGGTTTCGTTCTGGACGAGAACATGGGACTTTGTGTTCCTGAGAGTCCTACTGCACAGGCCCGCGAGATTCCTTTCGCGCCTAGGATTAAGGACATTCCTAAGAAGAACCGCCCGAAGGATAAGAAAGCTCTTGAGCCTATCAAGGACCATGCTGGTGGACTTAACCCCAAGGGTAAGTATAAGAAGAAGTGGAAGAAAAACATCACAGCAACTGAGCTTCTAGGACAGATTAAGGGCACCGCCTCTAGTCTTTCCCCGGAGAATTCCAAGCTGCTGGCAAACGCTCTGTTTCACTTAGTGGCAGACAACTTTGCCATGGCAATCAAGGGTTACAACTTCCATTGGAACGTAGTCGCCCCTACTTTTGAAGATTTGCATGAGATGTTCGGAGACGATTACGAGACTCTGCTCGCTGATGCCGACGTTATTGCTGAGCGGATTAGAGCCCTAGGGTTCTCTACTGCAGGTAGTCTCGCTGCTTTCTCCCGAGAGACTTCTATTGAGGATCAGGAAAGAGTTCCTTCTTGGAGAGAGATGGTTTCTGAATGGGTAAGGGATCACGAGCATATGGCGCGTGAGGCCCGAGAAGCTCAGAGAGTAGCGGAGCACGTGGGGGATAACAACACACTTGCAATGCTAGACAGCATCATCCTTTGTCACGAGAAGCGGGCGTGGATGTTTAAGAGCATGTTGGGTGAAAGCCCCGACCAGTTCCCTCGATAGGAGGGTAATAAGCCGAGGAGGGCAGCAGCCTTATGTGGGATATACTAAGCGCAGTTTTCCAAGCACATGGACTATTCGCCCTTTTCTCCGCATTAGAATTAGCTGCCCTGGTTTATTTGTATAAGCAAAACCAGAAGAAGCAGGAGCAGCTGTTATCTCTCTACCGCGAGAGGGTTAAGGATGTGACCGAGAGCAAGGAGCGTTACGAAGAACTCGCTCACAAACTTGACGATTCTATTGACCTTCTGATTAAGGTCTTTAAGCGGAATTCAGATTAAAGTGGAGGATAGAAATCCAATGCAGAACATCGAAGCTATGGAAGCAGAAGTGGTAGAGATTAAACGAGCTGCTAAGTCTTGCAGGGATAAGACCCTTACCAAGCTAGACGAACTATACAAAGTTCTTACAGAGGACGAAGAAAACTCAGAAGAGAACACCGCCTCGGCGACCGCCGAAGCCGAGTTGGGAGGACAATAATGGTCGAAGAAAATAAGATCAGAGTATACGCGCCAATTGAGGTGCAGGAAGAGGTCGAGAAGGCCGCTATCGAGAAGGCATCTTTCCTTGCTTTCCCTGATGAAAAGCAGCAGGACCTCCAGTACATGCGATCCGTTTTGGTTTCTGCAGGAACCAACAAGAATGGAGCGCACTTCTTGCCATCGGAGATGATGAAGGCCCACAACACTGTCGTGCACAAGGCCATCGACATCGAGCATGAGGAGGAGAGAGTAATCGGTCATATCTATGACTGTGCATATCTCTACAAGGACGGAACTACTTTCGATCCTCTCAAGGTAATGGCAGACTATGAGGAAACAGCTCGTGATCTAGACGAGGTGGATATGGACATCGCAGTAGCTGGTGTTATCCACAAGATGCGCTTTCCAGAGTACGCGGAGGAGATCTCCGGAGGAGAATGGAAGGTCAGCATGGAGTGTTTCTTCAAGGACTTCGACATTAAGATCGGCGATACCATTATTACACGAGACGAGGCGTCGGCCCTGGGTTACAGCGCAGACGATCTCATCGGCGGTTTCGTAAAGGTAGTGGCAGGTCACAAGGAGATGGGTGTCCGTCAGGTAGCCCGTGTTCTTCGACACATTACCTTTAGTGGAATGGGAATTGTTAAGAATCCCGCTAACCCACATTCCATCATCATGGAGACAGCAGCTCACCGTGAGTTGATGGAGAAGGGTGAGCAGGTTGTAGACCTGGAGGCAATTGATAACCTCCGAGGTAACAACAAAATTGTACTATCTGAAAAGGCTGGGGAAACCCAGGTTGACAAGGAGGACGAAGTGGCAGATAATTTAGTAGAGATCTCTACCGCTTCGGCAGATGAGGAGACTCCCAAGCTATTTGTTGAGCTTGACGAGGAGACCGGAGGAATCAGCAGAGTACTTACGGTTAGCCCCAACAAGGAAGTTGCAGCCCGCTGGAGCGGTGGTGGACTTCCTGGACCGGGTCGCGTTGGGAGCAATCTCGACGGTACCTGTGTCAGCTTCAAGAAGAGACTGACTAAGTTCAACGCACTAGATCAGTCTGAGGGCGCAGTCGTAGAGGAGCATTATTGTGCTCTCTTCGAGGAGCGCTGTCCTGTTATTGGAGCGACCGCTAAGGCCCCTGAGTGCCTCCGCAATCAGAGAAATTCCGTAACCAAGAATCCAGAAGAGACAACTATCACCAAGACTGTACGGGAGCATGTCAATGATGCGCCTGGTAATTCCTTTACCACTACCCTCATTACCCCGTATGTTAATTCTGATGAGAAGGCTTCTACTGAACCTCTTGCAGCTCGCGCAGAGCAGATTTCTCGCCTTCGAGAGGAAGCACAGTCCCTACGTAACTCTCTCCGAGAGTTCGAGATTGATACTGAAAAAAAAAATTCGTAGTCAGTAGTCAATCGATTGATGCTTCTTCCGTAGTTTCCGACAATTCTGTCGAACGTTTCAGACACAAAATAGACGCATTTCAGAAAGCCCAGGAGCTAAATCCTCAAGCTGATCGCCAGAAGGCTTCGGGTTTTCTTTTGTTCGTCGGCTCCGGCCCTACTATAGTGGAAGCCGGCGACGATAGAGAAAAAGCAATTGAGAAGGCCGTGAGCATTCTCAATGAGCAAGATACTATTGTCTTCCTAGCGAAGACAGTAGCGAATATTGGCCAAATTAAAATCACAAAAGATCAGCTGATTCTTACAAGAAAGTCTGAATAAGGAGGAAGAAAAATGGCAAAGCCAGATCTTCAGGACGTATATGTTGATCCTGCATCCGGTGATCTTCGCCGACTCGCAGGTAAGCTGGGACTCGAAGTAGCCCTAGGCAACCTACCCTCCGCTACCGATAACTCTTCTGCAGCAACTGCAGGTGTTCCGGTTGGAGGTCTATACGTAGACACCAGCGCTGACAACGTAGTTAAGCAGCGCACCGCGTAATCATTCGGATTTAGGAATTAGGTTTTTGATTTACCGGATTAAAATCAAGGAATAGGACACGGAGTAGATGAGAGGAAGCGTGACACAAAGCGCACGCCAAGGCATATAACAAGTTACGTTGGGGGACGAAACTTTAAAAGCCAATAAAACTCTATTAAAGGAGGAAGAGCGACCATGAATAAAGTATTGGAAATGACTCCTGAAGAGTTCAACACAGCAGTTCAGGCAAAGGTCGACGAGGCACTATCTTCTAAGGAAGAAGCACTCGCACGGCAAGAAGCCGAGGACGCTCTCACCGAAGCAAAGGCAACTTTCGAAACGCTACGCGCGGCCCTTGAGGCAAAGGACGCGAAGATCGCGGAGTACGAAGAAGCACTCGCTAAGCTGGACACCGACGCCCCTTCGGAGGCAGAGGTTGCGGCTAATGAGAGAACCGTTGAACTTGAGGCGCAGATTGCTGAGCTATCGCGCCGAGCTGAGGTAGCCGAGGCTGCCCTGGAGACGCTCGCTCGTGAGGAGACTGCTGCCGGACGCATGTCCGAGCTTGAAGAAGCAGGTGTCGCTCTAGAGGGCGATGAAGCTGAGCGTCAGTATGCTAAGATTCGCGCGTTTGATGACGACGAATTCGCAGCGTACCGAAATGAACTAGTTGCTCTTAAGAGCAAGTATGCATCCTCTTCCGAAGAAGCAGGAGAAGACTCCGAGGACATTGAGCTAGCAGAGGCAGAGATTGCTTCTATCGCTGAATCCCTTGGTTGTGATCCGCAAGACGACAAGTGCGTATCTCTAGTACGCGACGTCGCTGAGAAGATGGCGCAGGTAACCCGCGACCGCAAGGCCGCCCCGGCTGCTGAAGAGGCAGGCGAGGAGGCTCCTGAGGCCGAGGGTACCGAGGTTGCTGATGAAGTAACCGAGGAGCCTCAGAAGGAGACCGCTTCTGCGAAGATGTCTCTGGGCGAGGCTGTTGCAAAGTCTATGGATCAGGAGATTGTGGCTAACCCCACACTTAAGAATGAGCTTGCCCAAGCATGGGAAGAGCGCTACGCTGAAAAGCGTGGTGAAAACAAATCCGAGTAAGGAGGAAATGAGACATGGTATTCATTCCACGTGACCCAGTTATGCAGAACCAGTTCCTTGTTCATGATTCGAGCAAGGGCACCACTGCGACCGCTGGTGCGGTTGTCTCCCTCTCTGCTAGTGAAAAGGTTGAGGTCGTTTCGGGCACTAATACTGCCCCTTATGGTTTCCTCATGCAGAACGTGAAGGCTGAGTCTTCCGCTCACCCCACCGGGTTTAGACTTCCTGGTGATCTGGGTAGCTCTGACGCGTTTACCGGTGATCCGGTAGGCGTTGCTCACCTTGGTCTGTATGACACCACTTTCTACGACACTTCCGAAACTTATACGGCAGGCGCTGAGCTTGGCGTAACAGCAGAGGGAAAGGTTACCCCGTCTGGTTCGGGTAACGATCTTGGCATCGGCAATGTAGCCGTTGCGCAGAATTCTCTGGATTCCACAGCAGTTGCTGCTGGTTCCAGCCTACGAGTCAAGCTACTCGTATAAATCAACCCAAAGGAGGCTTCTATCATGGATAGAACAAAGCTACAGGAAATGTTCCAAGCAACTGCAGCTATCGACACTCCCGAGGGTGTTGAGGCGTATAAGGCATTTGCACAGGCACTGACCGTTCCGATTCTCCAGGAGATTCGCGACGCGTCGATCATGCGACAGCTCTTCGCTGTCGAGCGACTCGCCCCCGGTGCACAGGCCGTTTACCCAGTTGCTGACGACTTCGACGTTCCGGTATTCGTACTTCCGGGACTCGGATACATCGCACAGAACTTCATTGAGGGCGTTGGTGAGGAAGTCTACGTGCCTACCTTCTCCATCTCCGTTTCGGCGGACTGGAAGGTCACTTATGCACGTGACTCTCGCATCGACATCCCCGAGCGTGCAGCTCGAAACGCAGCACGAGCAATTGCAGACTACGAGGAGGAGTCCGGTTGGCGAGTAATCGTTCCCGGTGCTACCACCAACTTCGCAGGTCAGGGTCTTCTCGGCCCACGCAATGCTCCAATTTTCCAGGTTCCCGGTGGTTCCACCGGTGAGAAGTTCCTCTCCAAGGAACTACTTAACCTGATGATGGTCGGAATGAAGCGCACCCGCCGCTCCCTAACCGACCTCTACATCTCCCCTGAGGACGCCGCTGACATTCGTGAGTGGACCGATACTCAGGTAGATCCGATCACTCGCCGAGAGATTTTCCAGGCGGCTGGAATGGGTCGTATCTGGAACGTCAACATGCACGAGGTATTCCAGCTAGGTGCCACTGGTCGATTCAACATCAACCAGAACGGCGCTCAGTATGGTGTCTTCCAGGTTGACGGCTCTGGCGACTTCAATGACTACACCCCGACGAACGTTAACACCGTTGATGCCAACGGTGCGGTAACTTCCGCTGGTGAGACTCAGATCTACGGATTCGATCTCTCCGTTAACGACTCGCTCGTAATGCCTGTTCGCAAGGAGTTTGAGGCTCATGATGACCCGACTCTCCTTCGACAGCAGAAGCAGGGATTCTTCGGCTGGGAAGAGGTTGGCTTCGCCCTCCTCGACTCTCGAATGGTCCAGCTTGGTGTTATCGACCGAAGCTAAGCATTCATCCCTTGGGAGGAGGGGGTTTGCCCTCTCCTCCCTCTGGGAGCAAGATTATCATGGGGACCAATAGCCGGTAGGGATTCACAACAGCTATGTCCCGGACCGGTTTTTTTGTATCCGGTTATCGCCAGGGGGCGGTTCGTCCTAGGTAAAGTTGAAGTCTCCCCGCTTCATACCGTCCTCTGGCCCAAGAATAGGAGAATTAAATGGACTTTCATCTTTATCTTTTGTTGATCCTCGGTATGTCTTTTGCTACCGAGGCGGTGGTAGAATTACTCGTTAAGTCGGTCGTTTTCGAACCGGTTAGAAAGTTTGTATCCAGAGTTAATTGGTTTAAGCAGCTTTTCAGCTGCGGTTACTGCATGTCCGTATGGGTAGCAGCCGCAGCCGTCGCTTGCGTCCCCGTAGCGGTGATGCCCCTCTCTGACTTTGTTCTTGTTAACATTCTAGCCACTACATTGGTGGTACATCGGTTGTCTAACGTCATGCATAATGTGATTGACAAGTGGACCGACAAGTACTACGATATGAGATTCGTTAATACCGACAAGGGAGAGGAGAATTAGATGAAGGGTTTTGTTAAAAACAACAGCGACCGTGCTATCTTCAGAGCACAGCGTCAGTTCACTATGGGCGGCAAGGTTAGCTTTGATGCCTTGTATGCTTCCTTCGGGGAGGCTAGTGAGTTGGGAGAGGGTGCTAAGTTTGTTGAGTATCTTCGGGATAGGTTCTTCAAGGAGCCGATCTGGGGATTCTACAATGAGGACGGTTCTCCTTATTTCAAGGAGAAGAAGTCCGCAGCCCCTAAGGCTCCGGAAGAGGCTCCTAAGAAGAAGGTCGCTCGAAAGAAGACCGCAGCAAAGAAGAAGGCAGCCAAGAAGGCCCCTGCTAAGGGCGCGGGCCGGAGATTGAAGAAGGACACCGATAGAGTAACGGCGTCCCAGATCGACGCGGGCGCTATCATTAACGCGGAATTGACTCAGGCGAAAGCCATGATTGAGCAGACAAACGACAGGGGCATCTTGAAGAGAGCACTTACTCTGTCCAATCACCTGTCACAAAAAGAAGACCATAGACGCCTCATTCAGCGGAGGTTGGAACAAGTCTACAACTAAGGGGGAATCCTAAAACATGTCAGTCCTCAAGCCAGTTATTGAAAGTATTGTTCAAGGTACTCTAACAATAACCGCGACCTCGACGGAAGCAGTGGGGACGCTTTTTGATAAGATTCGCATCTTTAGGGCTACCGCTGTAAGCGGACCCTATTCCATGATCGCTGAGATTGATATCGCATCTCCGGCGGTCTATTGTGATCTAACCAGTACACCACATCTGTACTACAAGGCTCAGTATTACAACAGTACCACAATGGTTTCGAGTGTGTTCTCGGAAGTGGCTCAGGAGACGGGAATCTTCTCCGAGTACACTGTACCCGAGAGTACTGCTACATATCCCCCTGAGATCGCGCTGAGCGACGATGACAGGGAGATTGTAGAGTCTATCCGTCTGACCCTAGGGGACAGCGGACTTATCGAGAGAGACCTCTACGACGTCTCTGATCCCCAGTCTGTAGTATCGTGCGGAGCACAGATTGATCCGGACGGTTGCACTTGGGAGATGAGCGAGTGGAAGGGATGGCCTCAGAGGGTTCTACTTAATGGAATCGAAAAGACCGATATCAATGACCCTCAGGTTATTGGCTATCGGTATTTGTCTTTTAGTGGTACTGGGCCGTGCATTACAGGCTCTCTAGACGTTTACTACAACCACTTCAGGTTCTCTGATCGAGAAATCCTGATGGCGTATGACCGAGCACGAAATCTACTAGTCTCCTGCGGACTCACCGAGGATAGAATTACTACCGAGATGAGGATCATGCAGGCGTCTATTCTTTTGCTTGAGGGTGAAATTAGAGAAATTTCCCAGGGCGCATTCAAGATTGTTGATGGTGACACTACCTACGACAACAGCGCTATGATTCGTTCCCGCACCGAGGATCTCTCTGATCTAAAGCGTAAGATCGATCATTTAGTCGAATGCGCTCGGTATGCTGCGGCTTACGACATCACTGGTTGTAGGATCGACTAATGCCACGTAAACTAGTCACAAAGCGAATGAAGCAGGACTATAAGAAGAAGATCCAGCAACTGGTACTAGACTTGTCCCAGGAGCTGATCATTGTACAGGAAAGTCCGATGTTCGTGGACTGTCCTAACTGCGTTTGGGATTCCATTAACAAGAAGTCTTCTAACATCCATGATGCTACTTTCGTGGCTCCTATCATCATCTTCTCTGGTACTAGCGAGGAGCGGACCATTTCCCCGATCCCTTTCACCGAGGGTCGGTGCCCCGTCTGCATCGGAGAAGGCCAGATCTTTACCCCCAAGGAAGTTTGTATTCCTGCTATGATCAACTTCTTCTCGGAGACGGGAAGACGAGGATCTTTCATGTCCACAGCAGCTGGTAAGGAAGGTGTTAGCTTGGTGACTGTCAAGACCCTAGCTTGCCATTACGACCTGCTGTACAATAACGAAGTCTTCTTCATGCACAGCAATGTTAAGCTGGGCAAGTTCAAGCCCCCTTTCCTGAGAGGACTGGGTGGCGAAGACGCTGTCTGTGAGACCCTGATGCAGACCCAGGATGAGGGACAGCGTACCAGTGGAAAATTAGGTGGAGGCGAGAAGCTGAGCCGGGACGACGATCCTCGGAAGAGAATCAAGACCCCTTCTGATATTCAGGATCAGCGAGGTCGCTTGCGGGGTAGGTAATGGGTTTCAAGACCAAGCTTACTTTTGACAACACCAAGCTGAAGAATATCATCAAGGGAAAGCAGGATCTCGTTAATCACAACATCAACGCTGTGGTTAAGAACGAGGCTGTTCCCCATCTGATTGATTTGATTATGGACGGATATGACCGTCTTTCTGATCGGATGAGCAGCATGCCTGACGATCCTACGAACCCTGCCAACTGGCGGGAAACATTTAAGACCAAACTTCACCAGGACCTCGAACGCAACTTGATAGTTACCGAAAGGGGTCTTATTATTCGTTTGGGTGAGAAGGATTACCTGGGTTACACTCCGAGCGGTGAGTTGCCGGAGTCGAACAATAGCCCTGAGCCCCTGCTCTGGATGGTCTACTACCTGGAGGGTTTGATCGGGGAGTGGGCGTTCATTACTCCTGAGATCTACGAGCGGTTCAGAGGCATTCCCATGGACCCCAGCTTTGGACGATTTGGTGATGGGTTCATGTTACCCCGCCACAAGTTCGAGCAAGAGGGATGGGAAAGGGTAGTCTCTTTCGACGCAGTTCGACACCCCTTCTCCAGTATGTCCCCTCTCGATATCTTTACCGAAGCTCTTAATGAGTTTAAGATGAAACCATTTATCGAGAAAGCAATCAAAGCCGCTAAGGAGGGACGGAGACTATGACAGCAACTCTAGCCAGGATGGAAGACAGGAGTCTCCAGCATTGGATTAAGGGCACCCTTCTTCCTATGAAGTGGATTGAGCAGGTCGTTAATTGTCCCCTGACTTACAACGCGGATAAGGCTCGATATGAGGCGGAGATTGTTTGGCTTCCCAACTTTCTAGACGAGGGTCGGGGTTGGGTTTATTTCGATGCTTACGGTCAGAACTCTATCTGCACCAATGGCGTCCCTGCTGCAGAGCAGACTTCTCGCGTGACTGTTTACAATCAGTCTGGAGGAGTAATTGATCCCTCTCACTATACCATCAACTACCTCGACGGCGCAATCATCGCCAGTGGAGGTACCAGTACCCCCGACGGAGTCCCCACAACGGTGGACTTCTATCAGCATCAGGTAGCCACTATCGACGGATGGCCTGGATCTAATCCTCCGGACTCTCCTGTGGTGGCGGTCGAGATGGGCTCTTATCGTAAGAACCCGTATCAGATTGGTCCCGGAAGAATTTCCCAAAGGAACATGACCGTCCACGTATTTGCAACCGATAGCGGTCAGAGAGATGATTTGACTGAGTTTCTCTATGATGCGTTCTACAACAGGCACCTTGTCGTAATGGATTTTCGAGAAGGAGAACCTCTCAACTACGATGGTACTTATAACACCTCTTGGACAGGTACCCCTCTCCAGTTGGATAACAATGATGACGCTCTGTTCCACTTCAGGAACGTGCGTGCGGAGTTGTTAAACTTCCGTGAAGAGTGGAGCGACCTCAACATGTGGCGTTCTAAGATCACCTTTGTAGCTGAGTCCTACAGAATGGGTTTGGATTTTAACTCACTGTAACTAGTACGGGAGCAGAAGCTCCCAGGTATGGTACAGGCCTTTTCCTCCAAAGTAGCCTCACTTTGGTGGCGTCACACGTAACCCCCAATGATGTGACAACAAAAATCTCGTAAAGGAGGAAGACCTGATATGGCAAGACGTAACCGAATCATTTATCCGAGTAATTCGGTATGGGCAAATGGTAATGTTCTGTATCGGGTGATGACCTTTGGTTCTACAACGACCTTCAACACCGAAGATATCTTCGAGTTGGGTCAGCTAAGAGTCATCGACGTCGTGGATGATTCCCCGACTGTCGCCGTCACCATTGAGACCGATGAGTTTGGCTCTCTATCAAACCTTTACCACCTGGCGAACCTTGAGTTCGACGAAGTTGTGAATCAATCCGCAACTTCTGCTAACGGTCACCTGACTGTTCTGAGTGGAATTGGAGATGCAGCTACAAACATTGCTTACTACCATGGTGTGGCCCTTACAGACTTCGGTCTTTCCGGCTGCGAGACAGGTTCGGCTGTTGAGATTTGGGCACCTATCCAGAGCGAATGTTCGCTCGGTACCTCTAACGACGAAATTGATCAGACCATGTATCTGCCTCGCGTGTTCGTTAACTCGATTGAGTGGACGTACTCCGCTGGGGCAAATGCTGCTGAGAACTTCGGCGCAGAGACCGACTCTAAGTTCTGGTTCACTAACGATGGTAGATTCATTTCTAACGAGGAGTTCGTATTCCACACGGCTCCGGGCGCAGACGCCAACACCGGTGTTACCGGTGGTACAGGATTCCAGGTAGACGCTTCGTCTACTTCGGTATTCCTTGGCCTCGACGAGAACGCAGGCACCGCACAGCTGGTTTCGACCCGCTCGACCGGTCAGCTCGCGTTCCTTCGCTTCGACGCGTTCGGAACGCCTTCGGTACGGTACTACAACGCTTCCACCAAGACCTCTTTTGAGGTTCCGGTAGAGGCAGGTACTGCCGCAGCCGCTGGCGCGTTCGTATACAACTCCGCGACCAACGAGCTGTTTGACCCGTCCGACTTCACTTCTAACCCAGAGCTTCTGGGTGAGGCGAAGGGCGACGGAGACATTCTGTTCGCTGTGTACGCAGCAAACGCTTACGCAAACGCATGGAGCGATCTGGCTGGGGCAACCCAGGCAGCTCGTGGTGGTGGCACACAGGCCACTTCCCGCATGGGTACGCGTCGCGACGCTGAGTACTTCGCACCGATCGAGATCGACGCTTCTGCTAAGCCAGAGGATGTCGGTGCTGTCCGACAGGGACAGATTGAGATCTACCTAATCGATAAGGATGTGCTCGACCCTGGATTTGCTCTCGACAATGAGATTGCTCTTCGAGTTCAGTCCGTGACTATTGCCGCGGACCTTACCCGAGAGCCTCTCTTCGAACTCTCGCATCTACGGCCTTATGACCGATCGCTTACCTTCCCCATTCCGTTCACCGTAACGGTGGAGACTACTGCATCCGATCTAACTGAGTTCGCCACCTTCGCTTCCAAGAAGCAGGGTGTCGTAATCGATCAGACCACGGATGAGGTTTCGATCTTCGACTTCATGACCGCTAACGAGCGACTGGACCTCGCAGTCCTAATCTACCAGCAGACCGATGAGGAAGCTGGTGGTGTCGGCTCCGAACGACGCGTTGTTACTCGTGAGATGGTTGGTGATGAGTACTATCAGAGAGGAACCCGGTACATCTATTATGATGGACTTGGTAACGACCCTGATGGTGATCCGACTGGTTCGCCAACGGACATCCCCGCCCAGCCTAACAAGGACAACACGCACCGTGAGCGACCGCTCAAGACGGTTATCGCTAAGGACCTTCGAATCACTGACGAAGCGTACAACCTCTCCCTTGGAGAGAATGCTTCTCAGACCTACGGTTTCCGAGGAACCAACCGGGTATTCGCCATTGTTGGCGAAGTTGACTCCGGTGACTTCACCGCGAACCCAGGCTTCGAAGTTAACCCTGCAGCCCCTCGAATTTCGTAAGGCTGTTAGTTTTATTACTGTCTTAGGACCTCCTAAGACAGTAACAAGTCCTCCGTATCAAACGGAGGGGATGGATTAAAGGAAAGGAGATATTATCCTATGGATTCTAAGGAAGACGCAGTCCTGGCGAGATCCAGAGACAAGCTTAAGAGGGACGTTGAACAGAGCGTTCTTCGAAGTGCCGATGACATTCTTAACATTGCAGAGGTAGCGATTGGAGATCCTCAGCGGTATAAGGCATTCCGCTCCAAGGTTCTCCGTTCTGCCAACGATGCAGTTCGCGAGGTTAAGAAGACTATCGACATGAATTATCAGGTACTATTTGTTCCGAGAAATGAGGATGTAATTGAAGTACAGACTCCCTCGGTGACAAGTAGGAAGGCATAAGGAAAAGGAGAATATGATGGCTACAGCCAAAGACGTTAAGGACGTATTGGAGACTCGAAGAGAGTTTTCACTACCGGTAGGTGATCAGGAAGAAACCTACTACATTGCGCAGCCCGGTGCATTTGATATTAGAAAGGCAGACTGGCAGTACTCCAAGGTCTACAACCAGGCCATCCTTGATGGCTTCCTGACTCAGGCACAGATGGTTGACCTGCTTAAGGAGAAGGGCATTCTGTCCGATGATTACGGTGAGAGGGTAGAGAGTGTTCGAATTTCCCTAGCTTCTGAGCTTTTCAAGCTAGAGAATATGGACGAGTCCGCTGCAGAGATGGAGAAGGAGGCAATCGCTCTTGAGGTCGCACGACTTCGAGACGAGCTGTTCTCCCTGAATCAGCAGGTTAATGGCCCCATGGGAAATACCTGTGAGAATTTGGCAGAGGATGCACGCACTGAATACCTAACCTCTCGTGTTGTGCAGAGAAAAGACGGGTCCCGTTTGTGGGAAGAGTTTGACGAGTATCAGAATGAAGAGAATTCTACTCTAGCCGTTAAGGCTCGATTCGAAGTTATGCTTTGGATCCAGGGTCTGGATAGTAACTTCATGGAGAATACTCCAGAGCAGACTGCTCTCCGAGACATTGCCCAGGATAGACTGGATCGAGCAATCGAAGAGGCCCGTGGCAAGTTGGAAGAAGAAGCCCCCGCAGTTGAGGAAGTATCTTTGGACGAGGTTGAAGAGCCCAAGAAGAAGACTACCAAGAAGAAGGCTGCGGCCAAGGCTCCTGCTAAGAAGCGTGGTCGCCCTCGAAAGAAGAAGGAAGACCCCGCTCCTGAGGAGTCTGGAGACGAGTAATGACCGAAGAGCTTTCTTTCCAAGAGACAGAAGCTCTTCTTGAATCGGTTATTTCGAACAAGCGTTTAGTTCCCATAGAGGTTAGCGACAGAACTGAGTTCGTAGTTATGTCTTACCCTACGTCCCAAGACCTGATTCTTAGTAGGTACCACCGGGAGAAAGCTCTGGTGGAGGCGCGGGCCGCTGGTCTTCCTACTCTAGAAGAGGCAGAGGCCCAGATAGAGAAGACAGTAACTCAGGAAGATAAGGATAAGCTCCAGGACCTTGAAGAGAAAATTGAGGCCCAGGAAAAAGTCCACGACGTTACCGCTATTGAGGCCCGCCGAGAGGCGGTCCGGGAAAACATTGAGCGTCTCCAGAGTCAAGTTCAAGAGCTTAATGCAAAGAAGCAGAACTACCTCTATCATTCTCAAGAGAGGAAAGCTGATGAGGAGTCTTTCCTTTATTTGGCATGGGCTTCAGCTTATGCTGTAACTGGAGAACGTTTTTGGAAGACCTTCGAGGAGTTTGAAAACGAGACAGATTACGCTCTAAGAGCTACGGTGTTGGAAGCTTTTACTAAGTTCAACATCGGTCTTCCTTCTAAAACTATTCGCTTTCTGGCCCGTCACAGTCTGTGGCGGATTAGGTATGTCGCTGCTTCTAAGACGGGCCAACAGCTATTTGACAACGGATTAGTCGATTTAACCCCCGATCAATTATCTCTGTTATACTGGAGTAACTACTACCAGTCAATTTTTGAGATGCTGCCAGACGATCAACCTTCTCAGGAAATCATCGAGGATGACGAGAAGCTTGATGAGTACATGGAAAGTTATTTCAAACAAAGGGAAGAGGACAGGAACGAATCTAAAGCAGAGAAGAGAAGTTCGACGGGTAGACGTCAGAAGTTAAATGCATGGGAGAAAGGCGAGGAACTGATTATCACACCATCCCATCCGGATTACATGAAGTTGGCTTACTCGAAGGAAAGAGTGAAAGCCGCCGAAGGAACCTCAGAGATTGAAGTGATTGCTCCAAATAGCCGTCGTGCTAGGAACAAGAGGGCAAGAGCTAAGTCTAGATCCGATATGAGGGGCGGTAGATAATCTTATGGTGGAGGACACGGATAGTTGGTAGAAGACAACTTTAAGATTGGCATAAACCTAGAACTAGAACAGTCTAGTATTGCCGACTTAGAAAAGCAAATTCAGAGAGCTATTAAGAACGCCACAGCTAACGCTATGAAGGGCGTAAAGCTTGGCGCAACCGGCCCTAGTTCCGCTTCTATTAGAGGCGCAGCTGGGGCTGTCGACGTTAAGGGCTCTGATTTTGCTAAGGCTGTAAAGGGCGTCCTTAAGAACGAGTTGGCCTCGTTTGGGGATGCTGCTAAGCAGATCTCTTCTTCCATGGATAAGCTCACCGCTGCTTTGAATAAGCAGCAGAGAGGAGGAGCCGCTTCCGCTCCAGCTCAGCCTGCTAAGCCCCCGGCACCCGACAAGCGTAACGCGGGGAGACAGAAGGCTGTAGAGGAACTGTCTTTAAGAAAGCTAGTAGCTGAGAGAGAAGGTAGCGCAGAGTCTATGCGCGCCGCCGCTCGCGCTCAGGCTAAGCTTACCAGAATCATTACTCAGGAGCAGCGGGTTGCTGAGAGACGACGAAGTTCGTCCAGCAGGCTGACCGCTTCTGAGCAGGCCCTAGCAAAGTCAAACGAAGAACTCGCCGCCGCTAACCGGAAACGAGCTGCCGAAATGAGAAAGGCACTCCCGGGAGCTGGCGGCGTTGGTGCTTCTGGACGTGATCCTCTGGCAGCAACCAAGGCGCAGCCTACGGTTGGAGGCACTCAGCAGAATCAGAAGACTCAGAGAGTTAACAGGGCTAGGACCGCACGAGAAGAGCCTTCGGGTTCTCTGGTCGCTCCCACTAGAAGACCTAAGCTTACAGGAGATGGTCCTACCGATTCTAGAGAGCGTCAGGCTGAGGCCAAGGCCCGAAAGTCAGAGGTTAATGCCTATCAGCGTCAGGCTCAGGCAGACGCTAAGGCTATTGCTGACACTCTAGCTAATCTGGCCAAGAGCATTCAGTCCACTATGCCTAACTACAAGGATAAGGATCTGGCCAAGACTCTAGGACTTCCTTCTCCTAAGGATGTTAGAGTCGCCCCGGGTGCAGTAGCTACCGTAAAGAGTAGTACCGGTCAGGAAG